CGTGTGTTCAGTAATTTTGTGGTCAAATATGGCGACGGAACACTACATCGCATACCAGTTATGTATGGAGACGCTGACAGACAAGCGGCTAGTATTATAAGACAGAACAGTGAAAACGTTGTGAATAGCGTTCCACGTATCAGCGTATATGTGACTGAACTAAAATTAGATCGAGATCGTTTAGCTGATCAAACTTTTGTAAGTAAAGTCAATGTTAGAGAAAGAGATATCAATGTAGACGGTACACAATATCTTAATACACAGGGCAAAAACTATACTATCGAAAGACTAATGCCTACTCCCTTCCAATTAAAGATGAAAGTAGATGTATGGTCAAGTAGCATGGATCAAAAATTACAAATACTCGAACAAATACTGGTATTGTTTAATCCCAGTTTAGAATTACAAACTACCGACAACTATATTGATTGGACCAGTTTAACAGTATTAAATTTAGATGATATTAATTGGGATAGTCGTACAGTTCCTGTAGGTAACGACACACCGATTGACATTGCTACAATTACTGTAAGCACTCCTGTATGGGTTAGCCCGCCTGTTAAGGTTAAACATCTTGGTGTTGTTACAAAAATCGTTGCCAGCATGCACAACAGTAGTATCACTAGCGGAACATACATTGCTGGACTTGGGCAAGATCCTATTGCGGCTACTACAACATTACAAGAATCCTTGGGCGGTGTTACTGCTACAGTAAGCGGATATAAAATACAAGTTTATAACAATCAGCAAGGTATCGGACAAGCATTATTACTAGGACCGCACGAAAGTGTTGTTCCCGCAGAACCTAGTTTAGAACCAGGAGTTAGACAGGGTCCTGGAATAAATTGGCTAGATGTTTTTAGTCAGTATCCTGGAAAATATGTAGCAGGCTCAAGCCAACTGTTTTTACTACAACCCAATCAAACTTATATTGTGGGAACCATTGCTCTTAACCCATTAGATTATACTGTGCTTACTGTGAACTGGAATCCAGATACACTGACTACTAACAGTGCCATAAGCAGTCCTGGCGCTACACAATATCGACCCAACAGTCCTGGAACATTTGATGCCATTATTAATCCGCAGACATTTAATCCGCATCGACCACATAACGAGGTTGGGCCGCCAAACGTAACTGTAGCGCCAGGTACTAGATATTTGTTAGTAGAAGATATAGGTGCTGAAATTAATGAGGAACCTGCTCACGAGTGGGGCGCACTAGTAGCCAAGGCTAACGATATAATAGAGTGGACCGGATCGGAATGGCAGATAGTACATGATTCTACTCAGATCTCCGACACCTTAGTGTGGATGACGAATATATACACTGGAATACAATACTTGTGGAACGGAGTTTCATGGGTTAAAAGTTTCGAAGGTGAATATGCGGCATCTCAATGGAAAATAGTACTGTAAAAAAATTCAATGTAATTCAGTTTGTAAGCGAGCCCCGACAAACATTTTTTGCTCCAGAGTGGCGCTATTTTCTCGGCGAAACATTTGCTAGGGATATAGATTTTGCGAAAGTAGCCAATTTAATATTATCAAAAGAAAAACAAATTATATCAGATTTTTTACCTGTTAGCAAAGCAAATAGTGATGGTTATACTGGCCTCGGTAATGATAGTTTAACTTCTCGATATGAAAGTTTTAATGTACTGGCTTGGGACGACGAAGAAATAATTAAGATAAAAAAAGCTATACAAGAAGCATATTTAGATTTTTTAAGTTATTTTAACGCTCCCCGGAGAGTAGTATGGATACAATGCTGGGCAAATGTGTTAAGAGAAGGACAAGAGATTAAACCTCACTTGCATTCTACTGGTCCTTATTGTTATTTAGGCGGCCACGTTTGCGTTCAGTGTGAAAATACTTCTACAGTTTACATAAATCCAATTAATCAACTTAACGATCCTGAAATTTTTTCTAGTGATAATCAAGTAGGTAAAATTACATTGTTTCAAAATAATATTCCACATTATACCACTAAACATAATAGTACTAAGGAACGTATAACAATAGCCTTTGATATCATAGTAGACGAAGCCGCCAGTAATTTTAAAAATTTAATTTTACTTGATAATGTCTAATACTAATAAAGAACCAATAGTGTGTAGTGGAGCATTGTTCTATGCTAAGTCCACCCGACGTTTTTTACTTTTGCAAAAAGCACACGGAAAACATGAAGGCACATGGGGGCTTGTAGGCGGCACCAATATTAGCGGAGAAACTCCTTGGCAAGGTTTACAACGTGAAATTACTGAAGAAATTGGCATAATACCATCTATTTTAAAAACAATTCCACTAGAAACATTCGTCAGTAATGACAAAATATTTAATTTCCATACTTATTTGTGTGTAATAGATAGAGAATTTGTTCCCGAACTTAGCGATGAACATCAAGGCTGGGCATGGGCTACTATAGATCATGCTCCAAAACCTTTACATCAGGGACTCCGAAATAGTTTTAGTTCAAAAACTATTCGTACAAAACTACAAACTGTGTTCGATTTAATGGACCTAATATGACATCAAATCTAAGTCAATATTGACTGGTCGAATGATAAATTATAAAGTAAAAAACATTTAGGAGAGACCCATGACACAAATTGTACCTATTCGAGACAATATAGTCGTTCAAAAAATTGAAGACGAAGCTAAAACTAAATCCGGTTTAGTGCTTCCAGATGACGCTAAAGAGCGTCCAACTACAGGAACTGTAATCGCAGTTGGACCTGGAAAAATAAATGATGACGGTGTAACATTGCCTATGACCGTTAAGGAAGGCGATGTAATTTTGTTTCCAAAATACGCCGGCCATCCAGCAAAAATCGATGCCGAAGAGTTTCTAATTCTAGAAGAAAAAGAAGTTTTGGCTATTTTAAAATAAGGAGTAATATATGGCATTAACCCCAAGAGTAGTAGTATTAGGCCAGGAAAGTAGAGACAGAATTGTAGCAGGTGTTAATATCCTAGCTGATGCTGTTAGAGTAACATTAGGTCCTAAAGGCCGTAATGTTGTTATTCAAAGAGAACACGGTGCTCCGCATATTACCAAAGACGGTGTAACAGTCGCTAGAGAAATCGTATTGGAAGATAAACTAGCAGACAGTGGAGTTAGATTAATTAAGCAAGTTGCTAATCAAACAGCAGACGACATTGGCGATGGCACTACCACTGCTACAGTTTTAACACAAGCAATGGTGCGTGAGGGTATGAAATTTGTTACAGCAGGAATGAGTCCAGTTAACCTAAAACGTGGTATGGACTTGGCTGTTGACGCAGTTGTTGCCGAGTTAGTCGGCATGAGTAAAGATTGCGAAGATCCAATAGTTATTGCCCAAGTAGCATCTATCTCAGCTAATAACGACACACAAATGGGTCAACTTATTGCGGATGCTATTACTAAAGTAGGTAAGGCTGGAACTGTTACTGTAGAAGAAGGCAATGGATTAAAAGACGAACTAGATTCAGTCAATGGATTATCATATGAGCAAGGCATGTTAAGTCCTTATTTTGTTAATGCTGATAAAGGTCGTTGTATCTTAGAAAACCCGTATATCTTAATTGCCGATCGTCCAATTCTAAATGTTAATGATTTAGTTCCAGCCTTAGAAAAATTAGCACAAACGGGTCGCCCGTTTTTAATTATGGCCGAACAAGTCGAAAATGACGCATTAGCTACTTTAGTAGTTAATACACATCGAGGTGCTATTAAAGCATGTGCAGTTCGTGGTCCGGATTGGAAGGGCCCGAGACGTACTCATTTGATAGAAGATATTGCTATTTTAACTGGCGGTAAAGTTTTAAGTGACATTACCGGCAAACAAGTTAAAAATGTTGAACTTACTGACCTTGGACAATGTAACAGGGTTGAAATTACTAGAACAACAACATTAATTATTGGTGGTCACGGTGATAAAGAAGCTGTTCAGGCTCGAATTGATAGTATTAATCAAGCATTAGCAGAGGAGCCACATGGTGACACAAACTTTACTAGAAACGATCAATTGGAACGTATTTCTAAACTATCAGGCGGTGTTAGTGTTATCCGTGTAGGTGCCGCTACTAGAACTGAAATGATGGAAAAGAAAGATCGAATTGACGACTCGCTTCATGCCACTCGTGCTGCAATGGAGGAAGGTATTGTTCCCGGCGGTGGTGTTGCTTATATTCGTATTAAGAAGAAATTAAAAGATCTTAAAGGTGCGAACGATGAGCAAAATGCTGGCATACAGATTATTCTACGTGCTTTAGAAGAACCGTTACGACAAATTGCTTTCAACGCCGGCGATAGTCCAGATGTTATTGTTAACACAGTAACAGAAGGTGACGAAGAATTTGGATATAATGCTAGCGATAGTACTTTTGGTAATATGTTTGAAACTGGCATCATCGATCCGACTAAAGTTGTAAAGGCTGCACTAATTAATTCTGCTAGCGTAGCAGGATTATTATTAACAACAGATTGTGCGATTTATGAAGTACCAGCAAAACCACAGTTTGGACCAGGTCCAGGCCCTACAGAGCCGAATCCTCCAGCAGGGCATCCATTGCCATCGAAATATGATGTGTAATTAACACAGTCGTAAAAAAGGCAGATTTAATCTGCCTTTTTTATTGAGTTTAATATTATTGTGGTGCTACTGGCCAAGTAGGATCCCATGGGAATTCAGCTTGCGTTGGTAGATCACGTAATGATTGTCTATAAGTAGCCCATGCTGTTTTTTGAGCGTCGGACAAGCGAGATTGTCCAGAATTTGTATCAGTCCAATCACTATTTTGGAGCAATGTATTACGTTGAGCAATAACTTTAGCTTCAAGTTCTTCTTGTTCCATAGGCAATGTTGAGTAGGCATTTGGCGGAAACAACGGTTCTCCCCATTGGCCGGCATCTAATCTAGCCCACATATCTTTAGTGAAATCGTTACGGCCTGCTTTGTTAGCATAAAAATCGACTTTATTTGTCGCGCCTTTAAACAAGATTTTACATAAAATCTCAGTCTCTTGTCCTGTACCACGTTGTACAGTGTCTACCGATACTATGTCATCTACGGTGAATGCTTTTACCATTATAACTCTCCAAATCCATTATTAGTTATTTATGCCTACATTAATTTTGTAACCAAGGGCAGGGCGTTTATCATAGGCAAATTCTGGATAAAACGGTCCATCTTTATTTATATAATGAAAAAATCCTTGTACTTGATAGCTGTGCGGACCAGCTTTAAACTCGTCTCTCCAGTGTTCTACATCGCATCCACGATAAACAACAATATCACCTGGCTGTTGCCTACACGCTATATCTGGGTCAAGATACAAACTCCAGTTATAATTTTCATCTGTATCTGTGTAATTTATTCCAAAACACACAGTTGTACTTACTTCACAGCTAGGTCGATCCAAATGACGTTCTAAAATCATTCCAGGATGATATACTCTATAATAGCTATATGTAGGACAAAGATTTAACCCTGTAGATTTTTCCATGTGGGGTAATAAAAAATATAACAAAGTTTCCATCAAGGTATCGCTATATTTTGAATGAGCATTGGCTACTTGGGCCATAGCACCTAATTCTGGGTCAAATTCTGTTGATTCTTGCAACAACGCATATTTTGTTACAATTTTACAAAGGTCCTTGGGGATTATGCCTTTGAGATCTAGGTATTGCTTTTGTTTAAATTGTTCGGGTAATGTTATTTCCATGGTTGTCCTAAGCTCCAAGATACTAAACTGTATCGTATACCTTTTGTTACGGGTGTAACTTGATGGTAGATATGAGAAGGAAATACTATTACCGAACCTTGTGGTCTAATTTCAGTACAAGTATGGTATCTCTCTTCTTGCCTATGCGGGCCTAAATCAAAACGAAGATTTCCACCTTTATATTCGGACGGATCATTTAGACTTAAAGTCGTACTTATTTTACGTATTTTTCCTGCTTGATTAGGATTATCAGTATATTCCATCTTAGCTGGCATAGGGTTGCCGCCGGGATCTAGCTTATTAGTTCCGTCAGGATTTTTGACATATTCGGTATTTTCGTCGATTAATTTATAAGGAAACAATCCTGTATCGGCGTGCCACCCGTAAAATTGATCTGGTCCGTATTTTGTAAATTGAAAATGTTCGGTGAAATCCCAGTCAAAGTTCCAACCAGCTTGTTTATTTGCTTCTCTAATAAACGGCCACATTAATTCATACAGCCAACTATTGTCTAAAAATACAACCTTGGAATCCCTAATATAAGTTTCTTCGAAATTAATACCTTTTTTCTTTAATCCGTCTAATGTGTATTTAGAACCCGATATAGATGTCGGTGTGCCGCCAAGAGATTCGCCACCTTTTTGTTTCATGTCGCCGGTAATTGCGTCAGTAGAGGCTTTACCAAACTTTACTTCTTGGTCATGCATCTTAGTTAAACCGTATTCGATTATTTGATCACAAATTTGCGGCTTAATTGCTGATATAAAATACCAATAATTATAACCCAATATCATCTAAATAATGCCCCGTGAACGTGTCCAATGATAACGTGTTTACTGCCACTAGTTACAGATTTAATTCTATAAGCCATAAATGATGGAAATATAATACAACTTCCTTGTGATTTCATTGCGGCCGGATCGGTTTCTGTATTTAAAAATTCAAGTTCGCCACCTTCATATGTGTTAGGGTCTGTTAAATTAATAATGAAAGTAAGTTTTCTAGAAGGAGCAACTGGATTCAACTCCATATGCCAATCGTAGTGATCTTTAACATCATATTTAAAGACTTGTGGAAAATCTTGATCAATTATTCCTAATAATTTAAAATCGTATATTTGATCGTTGGCTGCTTTTGTAACCACCCTAATAGGATCAAATGGAAATCCTTCAACTTCGCCCCTTAACTTTTGTCTCTTAGAAGAATGTAATTTTTTATCTCCGATCACTTTAGACGATAGCCATAATTCTTCAATACAGCTTTTTATAATCTTATCACACTCTTCCGGAGTAAAAACATCTGCTTTGTTTACTGATAAAATTTCTAAACTAGCAAGTTTAGCAAGTTTAATGTTTGATAAATCTGAGGATTCTGTAAAATTTTCAGTTGTATCCAGAGATAATTCGTTGTCATTTGCCATAGGCACTCCTAAAATATATGTTTACTTATCCAAATATTAATTGGATGAAAAATAATTGTAACCCATGCCTTTATCAAAGTGACTCCATACTACAAATGGAAAAGGATATATTGCCATAGGGCTAGCATAGTGTTCAGGTTTAACCTGTTTTAATATTTCTAAATTATATTTCCATCGCTCACTAGTAGCTAACTTTTTACTACATTTTGCTACAGTAGTTTTCCAAAATTCTGAATCGTATGTGGATCCGCCATGATAGATATAACATATTGCTAGCTCATGATCTTCGGCAAAATCGTGTAACTTAATATTAGCCTGGTCTTCTGTAAGTTGTTGGGTGACGGCATAATCGAACCAGGTTCTTAACACTTGATCGTAAAACCACCCAGCTAACGCTTCAATCGGTTCAAAAAATAATGCTTTATTTCCGTTTTTAACGATGCGATTATCGATAAATTTTTTAGCTTTATAGTTTTTAAAAGAAAATTCGTTAGTAATAATTTTATCTTTGGGTATACCCCGTATTTCACTAAAATTTTCGATTGCTTCTTCCTTAGATGTAATTTTATCGTTATATAAGTACCCCCAACCCTGACGTGTTTTTAACGGAATGCCAAACATCCAACCGTTGGGGTGTGCTCGATGGTGTGTATAATTCCAATCTCCAGGTGTAGGTACCATGTTTATTAACGCATGATTAACTGGAATAGTATCTACAATAGTATAGTCTTCATCATAGCTAGCCGGATATCCGCTACAATCGATAATATAGTCAAATTCATAATCAACATCGTTTACTTTACAAGTAACTTTATCTGGTAAATTTTGTATATCTGTAATTTTTCCTTCTAATGTTTTAAATTTGTCAGGCCATTTTTTCTTAAAACGTGGAAAGCATACCTGTTTCAATTTAAAATTATTAAAATGTATTCCATAGTTAGGTACCGGGAACACCGCCATGTGTTCAGTATCTCGCCAATTGGTATACTTTGTACCCCATTTTATAGTGACATCCAATTCATCGGCGTCTGTAAAAAAGTTTAAATCTGCTCCATAGAACAATACCTGTGGTGTAGATGAAGTGGCTGTTTCACCTATACCTAACATGGGAATATTAGGGTCATAAATTGAAACTACTTCCCATTCTTTTGGTGGCAACCAAGCAAGTAGATGGGCTAACGAAGTGATTCCATTAGTACCCGTTCCGATTACAGCAACTTTTTTCATATTATTTTCCGTGGTCATTATTTTTAGTTAAATATTTAACATTTGCAACAGACTGAGAGATAATAAATGAAAATAGACAAAATCGTTATAGTAGGTGGAGGAAGCGCAGGTTGGATGACCGCTGCAACACTAGTACGCTTATTCCCACATAAAAAAATTACATTAATCGAAAGTCCTAACGTGCCGACTGTGGGCGTAGGAGAAAGTACTATCGGTGGCATACAAGATTGGCTTACTTTACTAGGTATAAAAGACACTGATTTTATGAAAGATTGCGACTCTACATACAAATTAAGTATTAGATTTGAAAATTTTTATAAAAAAGGAGATGGAGGATTTCATTATCCTTTCGGAACAGCCTATTTGAAGAATACTAGAGTAGGGCTAAATGACTGGCATGTTAAAAAAGCATTGGTTCCTGAAACACCGAATAGCGAATTTGCCGAGGAATATTTTCCTCTGATGTCATTAGTTAATGGTAACAAGTTTTGTAAAGAAACTATTAAACAACTGCCCGATACTAGTATGTTTAATGTTGCGTTTCATTTTGATGCAGCGAAATTTGCGATCTGGCTTAGAAATTTTTGTGCAGAAGACAACTTTAATTTTATACAGTCGGATGTTGTAGAGATTAATGCTGATGATGACGGCGTAACTGATTTATTATTAGATAATGGAGATATCATTACTGGAGATTTTTATATCGATTGTACTGGTTTTAAAAGTCTATTACTAGATAAAACTATCAAAGAACCGTTTAACAGTTTTTCTGACATGCTACCCAATAACAGAGCGTGGGCAACTCGAGTACAATATATTGATAAACCTAATCAGATAGAGCCATTTACTAATTGTACAGCATTGGGTAATGGGTGGGTTTGGAATATTCCCTTATGGAGTCGAATCGGAACTGGTTATGTATATAGTGACAAGTATGTTAGTCCCGAAGATGCTAAACAAGAGTTTATCGATCATTTAAATAGCAAAGGATTTGACACTTCTAACTTAGAATTTAGAGATATACAAATGCGAGTAGGAATGCACGAACGTATCTGGGTCAAGAATGTTTGTGCTATAGGCCTTAGTGCGGGGTTCATTGAACCTTTAGAATCTAATGGTTTGTATACTGTACATAGATTTTTAACACATCTAGCAAGAGCATTACTTAGAGAGCGTGTTGGCCGATTTGAAATAGATTCATTTAATCTGGCTTGTAAAAAGAATTTCAGAGAATTTTCAGAATTTGTTGCTATGCACTATGCATTAAGTGTAAGAGACGACACTGAATACTGGCGAGATAATTTAAAACGAAATTACTCAGACTCGTTACCTACATTTGAAGTAAGTTTAGTTAATGAATTTAAGAAAAACGCATTAATGCGGTATATGGATTACAATAATTCAGATACGTCTGGCGGAATAAACTGTATTGGAGCAGGTATGGGGTACAATCCGTGTGATATTGTAACTCTTAGAGCATACAATCCTGGAGCCAGAGATTATAAAGAATTTTTAATTCCAAATATGAATAAAGAAGTATGGAAAGAGATGGCTAAAAATGCTCCCACTATGTATGAATTTTTAGCTAAAAACATTTATAAGGAAATCGAATGAATATAGTTGTTGTTGGTGGCGGAACGGCTGGCTGGTTAGCGGCGTTATTTCTTAGTAAATATCGACCTGGCGAACATAATGTAACAGTTATCGAGACCTCTACTATCCCAGTTGTAGGTGTAGGCGAAAGTACAACCGGTGTTTTTACTGATATTCTAACCAATCATCTTTGGGACTTTGGATGCGATCACGATGAATTTATAGTTGAGACAGGCGCCACGTTAAAATATGCCATTAAACATTCAGGATGGACAAAAGACATAACGCAATCGTATATTGCTCCATTAGACGGCACAGCTACAACATCTAGTACTCCAGATGCCATGCTTGCATGGGGACTGAATAATTTATCAAAAGATGAATTTATTAAACTTTCTAGATTAGGCTATTGGATTAATAATGGTCTATCTAACTTTGATATAGATAATCAAAAATTTGAAGATATCTCACATGCCATGCACGTAGATGCGCATTTAGTTGGTAAGTATTTTAAAAAGATTTGCCTTAAAAGCGATTTTGTTCAACACATAGATAGTAAAATTACAAATGTAAATTTCAACGATAATGGTTTCATTAGAAGTGTAGGACTAGTAGATGGATCCACGGTAGAGGGAGATTTCTTTATCGATTGTACAGGATTTTCCAGACTATTAATGAGCAAAATGGAAGGTAGTAGCTGGGTTAGTTTTAAAAAGCATCTGCCTATTAACACCGGAATGCCATTTTTGTTAAAGTATAAAGAAGGAGAAATGCCTAAGCCTTATACTCACGCATGGGCACAAAAAGCCGGCTGGATGTGGCAAATTCCATTGATGGATCGTATAGGATGCGGTTATGTTTTTTGCGATAGCTTTAGTACTCCAGAACAAGCACAAGCAGATATCGAAGAATCGCTAGGACAAGAAATTGACCCTATTAAGATTATTAAATTTGATTCTGGCAGACAAGAAAATGCGTGGGTTAAAAATTGTGTCACCATAGGATTAGCCGCTTCTTTCTTAGAACCGTTAGAAGCAACAAGTATACATGGTACTATTGTAACACTTAAGAATTTTGTGTTTGAATATTTAAAACCTACATTAGAACAAACAATAAACACAGGTAGTATGAATGTATACAATGCACGATGTGCTAAATTACATGATGAATTTAAAGATTTTGTAAACGCCCATTATATGGGTGGAAGGAATGATACAGAATTTTGGAAATATATTAGCACAGGTGTTACAAAAACTGATTACGTGGCAGATAGACTCGAAATGCTTAAATCGAGATTACCTACTATTAGAGATTTTCCTGATTACTGGGGTGCCGCCGGCTGGCCGTTGTGGGCATGGGTGTTGGATGGCATTGGGCATATAGATCCAAAGATAGCACTCAATGAAATTAATATGCAAATTCCTGGACAATATAATTCGTTGAATAATATATCTGCAGAATTTTATTACAATTCTCAAGATCAGTTTAGGCAAAGTAGTAGTCGTCTTGCTTCATATGACGAATTTATTGAATATTTTAGAAAAATTAGGGAACAGAATGGCATACACCGTAACTAATTTATCCGACGAAGTGCTCATAATTGAAAATGTTGTTCCATTAAGTTTTCAAGATGCTATAATTTCTAGATTGCAAGGAGAAAATTATTTTCCATGGTACACTCTACACAGGATAGGCCACCCTCAAGCGTTCCCGCTTGGGACAACTCCTAATTATCCAGATAAAAACATTACCGACGACGTAGGTCTGTATCACATGGTGTTTGATCATGAACCTAAGTCGTCGCATTTTGATTTTTTTAGAATGATATTAGAATTCTTTTCTGAAAAAACAGATATCAAAATTGGAAAATTATTAAGAATAAGATTAAGATACACCCATCCTAGTAAATCCCACGATGAAACAAAGTATGCGGCACCCCATGTAGATTTTAGTATGGCCAGTCCGTATTCTACATTAGTGTACTATGTTGACAATAGTGATGGTGATACTATTTTATTTGATAAATTATACTCTCAAACAGATGGTCCGTATAATCCGTTGTTTGAAGATCAGCTACCAGAACTATTAAGGGTAACTCCACGAAAAGGTGTAGGAGTATTTTTTAATGGGCATAGGTATCATGCTGGCAATTTTCCTATAAATTATAGTACGCGGATAGTAATTAATTTTGATTTTGAGACATTATGAAATATAAAAATATTAATGTAGATGACAATAAATTTATTAAAATTTATGACGATGTCTTTACCTATGCCGAAATGAGTCAGTTGTTTGATGTAGCTAAAAAATCAAAATATGGATTGGAAAGAACTGCGTCTAGTACTGTTCCAGTTAATGAACAGTTTAAATCTCTTAAAAGTGAATATACAGTATACGATTTGTTATGGTCAAATTTCTTCCAAGGGTCTTCGACTGATTTTTTAAAGGAAGAAATAAAAGAAAAAAATCTTCGACTTCACAGAGTGTATATTAACTTGTCTACGGCACAAGACATTTACCATTTTCATACAGATAGCGGTGTTGACCAGGATATAACTTTATTATATTATTTTAATTGCAAGTGGGAATCACATTGGGAAGGTGAAACTCATTTTGGAGATCCATCCGCCCGTGAAATTATCTATAGCACGTCGTTTCTGCCAGGTAGGTTAATATTATTCACGGCTACAATTCCGCATAAAAGTTCACAGCCTTCGTTCCTTGCTCCAGAGTTTAGATATGTATTAACTATGAAATTTTCTTCTAAATATCATTCTGATTATAAACGAGATTTTCCAATAGGTGATTTATTTCTCACAGACGATATCGAAATATCAGATTTTGAAAAAGAAGCTATTGCGTTTTTATCAAAACATACACAAGGCATGAAACATAGTGGTACTACATTCTTTTTACATTGTTTTAACACTTATAAAATATTAAAGAATCAAGGAAAACCTTTATATGTGTGTCTTGCTGGTTTATTTCATTCAGCATACGGTACTGAATTCAGAACTGGCTTTTTTAAAGACAGAGAAGTATTACAAAATGTAATTGGGGAAGCTGCCGAAGAATTAGTTTTTAGATTTTGTAATTTAGCTGATCGAGATAAAGAACTTTTAGATCCTAATTGTATGGATATAGAATTAATTACGATTGCTTACGCAAATGTACTAGAAGAAAAATTCAGAGATCAGTCAACTGAGGAAGAAATTATCGATTATAAAAACAAATTAGAAGAAATTAAAGGACAGTGATATTCTTCTAGAATCGTTTTCTTCTGTTAGGTTTTGTTCTACATAATGATTTACGTGCCCTGGAAAAATAATTAGTTTACTTTCTTCAGGAATTATCCAATGCTCTGTATTAATTCTAATATTATCTGGAGCAAGTGCTTGCTTAACACATTTTTCTAATATAAAAGACATCCTATCTATTTCATTTTCGGCTCTGTTAAATATAAGATTACCACTATTTGCTGGAACTTTCATATAGTATACTCCTGATAGGTATGCTTTTGGGTGTGTATGAGGAGTGTTATAGTTATATTTGTAATTTACGTTATACCAATAACGCATATTATCCATAGCATCTGGATAATTTATGTCTTTTGAAATTTGTTTTACCGTAGGAATTATCAATGTCTCAAACAATTTGGCAACTTCGTCGTTGTCGTAACTATCTCTTGGTATTGTAAAAGATTGGAATCCGCCAGCATTGCTACGTTTATTAGACGGCTGGGTATTTTGCATCTTTTCGATAGCGTTGATAATTTTTTTGTTGTCAATGTCCTTAGCATAAGTAATAAAACAAGATGATAAGAACATTGGGATTTCAGCAATTTCATTCATGACAATATTTATAAGCACACATAATTACAATGAATAAACTAGAAAATATATCAATAATCGGTGGAGGCACGGCAGGATTTGTGTCGGCGCTTATATTAAAAGTTAGATATCCCCAATTAAATGTTAAGATAGTTCGATCTAAAAAGATCGGAATTATCGGTGTGGGTGAAGGTAGTACAGAACACTGGGATAGTTTTCTGAAATATATAGGTGTTAGTTGGCAAGATTGTATACGTGCGTGTGACGCAACATTTAAATGCGGTATTTTATTCAAAGGATGGGGCAACGAAGATTATATGCACAGTACGGGCCCTGATTTAGAAAAGCTAAACGGTGAATCGCTATTCATATATAACAAAATTATTGGAAATAATCTTCCTAAAAAAATTATGAATCCAGCAGGCAACTGGGAAAGTAGAATTTTTGTTTCAGATTTAGAAAAACCCGAAGCGCCATTTAATCAATATCATTTTAATACAAACAAACTGAATGATTTCCTCACTAGTATTGCTCACGTACACGGAATTGAAATTGTCGATGATGAAATTGTCGATGTGATCTTTAACGAGGATGGCGAAATCGTCAATCTTATCGGAGAAACAGGTAGATATCCTTCAGATTTTTATATAGATTGTACAGGTATGCGTCGTATACTAATATCTAAGATGGGTGCTAAGTGGCAAAGCTATAGTAAATGGCTTAAAATGAAATCTGCCATTGTTTTTCCATTGCCTCAAGAAGAAAAATTAAACATGTATACAACAGCAACCGCCATGGATTACGGTTGGATGTTTAATATTCCTGTATGGGGTCGAAGCGGGAACGGTTATATATTCGATAGCGATTATATTACAGCAGAGCAGGCTCAGCAAGAAGTTGAAAAATTGCTAGGGAAAGATATAGATGTTGGTAAACACATTAATTTTGATCCTGGAGCATTAGATCGTGTTTGGATTAAAAATTGTTGTGCTGTAGGACTTAGTGCTAGTTTTGTAGAACCACTAGAAGCAACTAGTATTGGAAGTAGTATAAGACAAGTATTTTTGTTAATGCACCGATTACCAAATTACGATGAAAACACTATTGAAACTTATAATAATGCCGCTACTGAAATATTAACTAATGTGAGAGATTTTGTTTTAATACACTATTTAACTAATAAAACTAATACACAATTTTGGAAGGATATTTCTAAAATAGAAATGCCCGACAGTCTACAAACGTTATTACAGCGATGGAAGAAAAATTTACCAATTGCCGATGATTTTACAGGTCAAACTATGTATACCATGTTTAAAGCGGGAAACTTCGCTCAAGTATTACATGGTTTAGATTTTTTTGATACAGAAGCAATTAGAAGAGAATACAATATGATGAATCCGATGACTAAAAAATGGGGTGATGAAATCCTATCATTTATTCATCCGGCAGTTGATAATCGCCCTTATGTAGAACACAGAGAAGTTATAGAATCGATCCGTAATGCTAATTATTGATCAAAAAAGAAAACTTGATTTATTCTTTTTAAATTAAAAAAAGTATCATCTTCGATACTCATACCGTGTAAAAACTTTGCTCCATCAAAAAGTACAAGCCGATTAAATTTTGCTTCTAATGTTTTAATTATTTTATATCGGTAGCGTGGCCGCCAAGGAGCAAAATGTTCAGGGGTTGAATACAAATCTTCTTCTAAAGAATCATAAAAATTTGTACCCAAACTATCAAATGTATTTAAGTATACTAGCGCATTATAACCAAGATCCTTGTGCGGACCCCAATAATTATTTTTATAATCGTTAAATTCTCTATTAAAAAACTGTATACAATTTGTAAGTATACGCCCTGGATGCGATATTGGTTGACCGCACAAATTAGATAATAATTGTTCGGCTGGAGTTATTGCTAAATTTAAAAAATTGTGTCGTCGATCAGCAAAATGTATATCATTGAATGACGGGTTATCCTCGGCCTTCCATAGTTTTGCCGGAACTTGTGTAAACAAATACGATGAAATTTCATCAGGATATTTATAAAAATCATCTATAATATATATTTTTGAATCTTCAAATATTTCTGTTTTAATATCGAGCTGTTCGTTAAGTTCGAAAATATTAATCATACTAGCCAAAATTCATTGATATAGATATCCTGGGATCAGTATTTGTACCAGGCTCAACCATGTGTCTAAGATAAGACCTAAAAATTATTAAAGCACCCGGGGATGCTGTATAATGAATTCTATGATAGCTTAGTGCGCTATCGCGTTTAATACTTTTTAATGGCATCATATCGGGTTCTTTAGGATCCTCGAATATAATACGACCCGATCCTGGTGGGGCAGAAATATAATAGACCAGGCTAAAAATACTACCATTATGTGTATGAAATTCTTGAAAATTATTAGTGTCGGCTATATTTAACCACGCATGTTGGCACTCGTATGTGCTATCGCACCCGTGTTTTTTAGCAAAATCATTTACACACTCGGTAATCTTTTTAACAAGATCAGCGAAAACTGGATCTGTTTTAACCTGATAATCTCGAGATTCGTGTGTAGTATATGTACCGCCTTGCCAATTATTGTGTGCGCTGGCTATTTTTTCTTTTACATTTAACGAATGATTAGTCCATAGTTGATTTTGCTCGACTGAAAATAATTCATTTTCGGTATAGATACTGACAGGAAACCACATTTCAATGTTTGGCATAATCTACATGTATATTAAAAGATATTGCATATCTATCGGTATCGGATAAATTAACACCAACACCGTGCTGAAGGTATGATTCAAATATAATCATTTTACCTTTTTGAGGAGTAAATTTAACTGTTTCAAAATTATACATATTGCTATCACGTTTTATTCGACGATCAATATATTCTAACATTTGAGTACGCACTGCAACAGGATTAAAAAATGTTAAATCTCCACAATTATCGTCTACTTGTAAATAAATTACTCCACTTAGTGTTGCTCCAAAATGTTCGTGTCTATTAAATAAAGACTTTGGAGGGTTTAATTGCATCCATGTGGTAATTTCAACATAGCAATCTGGATCAAGTCCTAACAACTTTAAAAATTTTCTAGCCTCTTCGTTAATTACTAGCAACAACGTTTTATCATTCATCTTGCCAAGTAAATTATATTCTGGATCGTTATAATATGTTGTAACGAGATTACCTTCGTCTGGGCGGCCACTTAGATATTTTTTGTTCTCTTCTTTAGATATAAATTCTTTTAAGGTAGTCAGTGTATTATCTATGATGTTTTCGTCAATCATTACGGTTGCTATTGGTACTGGAAATAAATTATCTATTATCATACTGGGTCTAAATTAATATTTAAAATAACACGTCGAGTACTGTTAATAGGATTCGTAGCAGTATGATATTGCAACCCATTAAATAACACTAGTCTATTAGCTACAGGAGTTATACGATGTACTGTAGGAAATATTTCCGGTTCTGGAAACCCGTTAAATACAGGTTCAAACATTCTTGTGTCGCCATCAGAATCATTAAAATAATAAATTATAGTGTCGTGCGGATAAAAGTAATCAACGTGAGGCAGATTATAATTTTCTTCCTTCCATCCAATTTTAGGATTTTTCATACTTGCCCGAGCTCTAATAAGATTATCTCGAGTATATCCGTAGTCTTTTTCTAATTTTTCAAAAAATACAGAGCAGTGGCGAAAGAAAAAACTAATATTTGAATCTTCCCGATCAAATATCATATGATTGAATCCGTCAGTTTCTCGTGCAAACTGATCTTTGAAGTTATAATCTCCCGGCGGCAAAGATACGTATGGTGTATAATACCACGGAAAGTCTCCAGAAAGTACTTTTTCTTGAAACTTTTTAAAATCATTTTCTGGTAAGAAGTTATCTTTGATTATCATCGTCGAATATTTATAGAATATTTTGTACCCCTTGAAAAAAACATAAGTAGTTAATATGAACTATGCAACAATACCATTATTTTCTACCCCTGTTTATTCTACAAAAATAAATGTGTCAGATTGCCCAAATTTTGAAAGTATTGAATGGGTCACAGCACATGGGCACGGAATGAGTCAGGATAGCCGATTGTTAGATCAGCCAGTGTGGGAATCGTTGCGTAGTCAAATACTAGATCATATAGAACAGTTTTTTTATAAAGAATTAAGAGCAAATACCAATTGTAAAATTCATATTACAACTAGTGTAGCTAATAAAAATGAACCAACTCAAATTCATCCTCGGCATTCTCATGTAAATAGCATCTTAAGTGGATGTGTTTATTTTGATTTTCATCCTTCAAAAATTAAATTTATACGAAGGTCTTATAATCAAATTAAATATGACATAACTGATTATAATTTATATAATTCAGAAGAGTGGGTGATTGCTCCTGAACCCGGATTATTATTAATATGGCCTAGTGAACTAGAGCATGAAGTAGAAATTTCCAAGATTGGTGATCCTGTACGATATAGTATTGCTTTTAACACCTGGTTGAGTGGTGATGTTAATACTGCTGAACTTGCCTTATTGAGATTATGACATGTTTGATATATTTTTTAAAAAACGTAAAATTGTAGTAGATTGCTTTACATCACACACCGGATCTTATGAACTATTTCCTATTAAAGAAGCTTCTAGATTCATGCCCGACTGGTGGAAATTGCTACCAAATTCTTATATGGTTACCAATGAACACAAGTTATCTACCCCGAGAGCTACTATGAAACGTTGTGAAGGATTTATAGGGCTCTATCAACATGGATTCATAATACCTCTCTGGACTGATTTAATTATGGAAACAACTAGTACTGGTTTTAACTATCAGTTTGCCGATGGCAGCAGTTCTATTGGATACCATGATGATAATCAAAAAGGTGCTGAATTTAAAAAATACAATCATGTTAAAATACATACACCTTGGCGTATACAAGAAAAAACAGGTGTTAAGTTTTTATTTTTACAACCTTCGTGGAACGCTCCTGAAGAAATGCATATAGTCAACACGCCCCCAGGCATTATTGATTTTAAATATCAACATTCGAGTCATGTTAATTCATTTTTGTTACCAGACAAAAGATACGACTGGCCGGCTGGTAAACCCATGGCACATTTAGTTCCACTGTCGGATGCCGAAATAGAGATAAAATTACATTTTGTAGGCGGAGACATTAATGTAGCAAAGGTAATGGAGCCTGGCATGCCAGCGTATCTATCTTCTTATCAAAAGATAAAAAAAATAAAAGAAGGCAAGTGCCCTTTTAAAGGTTAATTATGAAAGTAGAAAAAATAGTCATTGTCGGAGGAGGTACTAGCGGGTGGATGACCGCCGCATACCTTAGTAAAAATAATCCTGAGGTTACTATTACTATAATAGACAAAGAAGTTGGAACTCCGATTGGGGTAGGAGAAGCCACACTAATTAATTTTAAAGATTTTTTAGACGAATGCGGATTTCATATCGATGATTGGTTTTCAAAAATTGACACTGGCTACAAAGCTGGTATCTTATTTGCTAATTGGACTAAACCTGGAAATGAATTATGGCATCCTTTTTATAAAGGTAATAAGGTGCTACCTAATGAAGAATTTCCGTTAGATGTATATGTACACGATCTATGGACACTAAATCAAGATTTAGATTTTAAAACATATACTATGGGTAATTATGATGCATCTGTATATGAAAATAAAATAGATAGTCATTTATTGAATATAGGGTACTACGGATATCATGTTGATTGCGGTAAATTAGTTCAGTTTATTCAAGAAAAATTATTATCTGATCCGTTAAGAAAGATTCAAATTATCAGATCTGATGTTGTTAATATATCTCGCAAAGTCGATGACGATATTGAATATCTAGAACTTAAAGATGGACAAAATATTTCAGCTGATTTGTATATAGATTGTACCGGATTTAAAAGTTTATTAAGTCCAGGAAGAGATCGTGTTAATTTAATGGGTCGCTTATTTTGTAATACCGCAGTAGTTTCTCCAGTGCCGTACAAAGATAGAAATACTGAATTTAAGCCATACGCAATATCAGAGGCGGTAGATCACGGATGGGTATGGAAAATTGGTGTAGCAAGTCGAATCGGCAGTGGTATGGTATTTAATCGAGATATAACAGATATCGAAGAAGCAAAAGATTATTTTGTTAATTACTGGGATAATCGCATTAGTAAAGAAAAAGTGCGTGTTATAGACTGGACTCCTTTTTATAATAATAATCAATGGAAGGGTAATGTTGTGCAAATTGGTTTGAGTGCCGGATTTATTGAGCCTTTAGAAAGTACAGGTATTGCGTTAATTACTGCTGGAGCAACGCAAGTACACAATGTAATCAGAGAGCAATTTTATGATCAAAATAGCATAGATTACTTTAATCAAACTATGAAAATGTACTTTGAAGATTGCATAGATTTTGTGGCGGCACACTACGACAGAAATGAACGCACTACTCCTTTTTGGAATTATGTAAAAGAAAAATTTGTACCTAGTGATCGGATGAAACATCATATGGCATTGGTAGAAAAATCAACTAATGTACTGTCTTATAGAGGAAGATTTAACACAATATTCAACGGAGTAAACTGGAGTTCAATACTAATACAAATGGGATTTCCAGTTGCTCCTAGAGATTTACCTATTAATCCAGAATATGCCAGAGAAATTCTAGTAAAAAATTATATTCGAAATGACAAACATCGTAGCATTTCAGGATTACATCACAGTAGTGAAATAGACAGAATAGCAGAACTTAATAGATTATGAAAACAGTTAAATGGTCGTTTGGAACAGAATCTATAGAGCCTGATACTACACATTCTGCTTGTATGATTCCATTGATTGATAAAGATTATTATCCGTTTGTAAGTCTAACGAAAGAAGTTAAGGCATTAAGGCGCGGTGAGACATTTTTAAAATGCCCTGCTAATACCGATTTTTTAAAAAATACATTTGGATTAGTTGCACCTCACGATTTAATCATGGAAATACATTCAACAACTGACGATCAATTTAGTGTGCGTTGTGAAAATCTTACACAAGATCAATTTAACAAATTAATTGATACTAGGTTTTTAGAGGGTACTGAAAAAGGTACAAGTCCCCATCCGTTAGTAGGATTAGATTGGTTATGTACATTTACTAGTGAAGAATCTATGTTAATTCAATTGCTTCCAGCATTTTTACATCATAACGATTTCACCCTACGAACTGTTATGATACCTGGACAATACGATATCGGCAAATGGGTACGTCCAGTTGAATTAGTTTTTGAATTTAAACGTCCTAACGAACGTGTTACTATTAAGAAGGGCGATGTGATTGCCTACTTTAAATTTTATACAGACGATTCAGTAAAATTAGTTGAGCAGTCGGTGCCATGGGATGATACTATGACTTGTATGGATATCAGAAATAAAGATAGATGGCGGCCGTTAAAAGCTAGATACGAGGCATTTGCTAAAGTTAAATCTGACAAATGCCCGTATAGTCCTAAAGATTAATATCTAATAATAACAATCCCAGATCCACCGCTGCCAGTTGATCCGTGCTGTGCTCCGCCACCGCCACCGCCAGTATTAGCACCTGCGGCACCACCATGATGATGTCCACTACCTGGGTTACCAGCGTTAATTGCCTGGCCGCCACCTGTGCCTTGATTATTACTGCCGGTTTGTGGAGAATGATATAGAGCTCCGCCACCACCCCCACCAACACCACCGCTACCAAATCCGCCATGGTGTGCTCCACTACCACCGCCGCCGCCCCAGTAGTATGTAGTGCCTAAAATGTCACTGGCTGCTCCTGGGCCACCGTTTTGGTTAAATTGCGAAGCACCTTGACGTTCGTCAGTTCCAGAGCCGCCAGGTCCGCCAGCTCCGCCGCCAGCTCCTGAACTATGTTGATTATCACTACTTGTGTTATAACGAACACCAGATCCACCTGGAAATCCTTGTCCAGTAATTCCGTATCCAGCGACCACACGTTGACGGCTGTCTGCTCCGCTATCACCTGTATTGCCACCGCCGCCGCCAGAACCACCGTTAGCACCTGCAGCTCCACCGCCGTATGGATTACTATATCCTTGAGGAGGAGTTGCCCAGCCACCACCTGCTCCACCACCTGTTGCTGTGATAGAAGAAAATACACTGTTACTGCCGTTATTACCAACACTGTTACCGCCTCCGCGGCCTGGTCCAGGGCCGCCTGCGCCTACGGTAATTGGATATGAAGTACCTGATGACACCGGAAATGTCTTATTAAAAATAAATCCGCCACCACCACCGCCACCTGACCAATCATAACCGGCACTACCACCACCGCCGACAACTAACACTTGAACGGTGCCAGTAAATGTTGGAGTAAATGAAGAATTACCAACACTAGTAAACAAATGAACTACGTTATTGTCAATAATTTTAATATTGTCTCCGCCAGTACCGATAGCACCTTGACTAATACCGCTAACTGGTCGCCAATTTGTACCATCATAAAATTCTAGCATGTTCATACTAGTATTAAAACGAGTCATTCCTGATGTAGGAGATGGACGATTACCGGTAGTACTAGATGGTAATGAAAGATAGCCGTCTTGCGAAAAGTTTGTTGTTTGTAACTGTGCCATTTATTATCTCTTATTAGTATCTAATTATAACCATTCCAGATCCGCCGTTGCCGCCTGGAGCATTTCCACCGCCACCACCACCACCAGTATTGGCGCCAGCATTTCCGCCAACTGTTTGCCCTTGTGAATCTTGTCCTTGATTAACTGCTACTCCGCCACCAAAGCCGGTGTATGTCGGGTAGCCAGTTCCTGGTAATTGCGGACCGCCATGGTGAGCGGCTCCACCACCACCACCACCGATACCACCAGGGCCGCCGCCGCCAGGATTGTAATGAGAACCTTGTCCACCACCACCACCCCAGTATAAAATATTACCTAAAATATCACTTGCCGCGCCTGCTCCGCCCCATGCTGAAAAACGGTCATAACTTTGATCTGGACTTTCGCGACCTGGAGCGCCTGCTCCGCCGCCTGAACCTGAGTTGTGTGCATTATCACCTTGACGTGTGTATCTTACACCAGATCCACCTGGAAATCCTTGTCCGTACGTACCATTACCGCCCATTACTCGAGCACGACTATCAGTAATGCCGTCACCTGTATTACCTCCTCCACCGCCAGATCCGCCAGGAATGCCAGTTTGAGCAAACCAGCCACCACCACCACCACCGCCTGTTGCTGTAATAGTTGAGAATACGCTACTGCCACCATTTCCGCCGGTTGAACCATATGGGCCTGCTCCACCACCACCGCCTACGGTAATTGGATATGGAGTACCCGATGAAACTGGGAATGATGAATTATATATAAATCCACCGCCACCACCGCCACCACCGTGACCTCCAGCACCTCCTCCTCCACCTGCCACTACCAATACTTGTACCGTACCAGTAAATGCTGGGGTAAATGATTGGCCGCCTCCAACGCTGGTAAATTGATGAACAACGCCGCCGCTATTACCTAGATATGTAATACTACTGCCGCCAGTGCCAATAGTACCTACACTATAACCTGTTACAGAACGCCAATTTGTGCCATCCCAGAATTCTAATAAACCTTGACTATTAGTTGTATTATATCTAAAATTACCTGTGCCATTTGGAGTACTTCTAGCGGCATTGTTACCGCTAGGTAAAGTAATAGCACCAGTAGAATTAATTGTTGTATTTTGTAGTGTTGACATTTATTATCTCTTATTAATATCTAACAACAACAATACCAGAACCGCCACGAGTTCCGTTATTTGTAGTGTTGTAGTTGGCGCCACCACCGCCACCGCCAGTATTGGCGCCAGCATTTCCGGCATAATTTGTATCTATTCCTGGTTGTCCAGGGTTGTATGCTTGACCGCCGCCCATACCGTTACTGAACGGACCACCGGGAAAACGTGGGCCACCGTGGTACTTACCACTTCCGCCTCCACCGCCAATTCCGCCTGATTCTGCAGTTGTATTATTTCCTTGATAGCAACAACCGGCACCACCGCCGCCCCAATATAAGATACTACCTAAAATATCATTTGCGGCTCCAGGACCACCATCTGCTACACGGCCGTCCCAGCAATGATCGGGGCCTGGTTTTCCAACACCGCCTGCGCCTCCGCCGCCACCTGCCATATGACAGTTGTCGCCTTGTTGATTATAACGAACTGAAGTTCCACTTGGGAATCCTTGACCAGCAATACCATATGTTGGTAAAACACGATAGCGATTATCTGGACTATCAGTCATTGATGGAGCACCACCAGATCCACCTGGTTGGCTACCGTAACTTGTTGGAGATCCAGCATTAAACCAAGCTCCACCACCACCGCCACCAGTAGCAGTTGTTGAACCAAATACACTATTACCGCCCGGTGGGCCTGCGTTAGGATATGGTGCTGGCCCACCGCCTCCGCCCACAGTAACTGAAATAGGACTACCACTAGATACTGGATATGTACGGTTGTAAATAACTCCGCCACCACCGCCACCACCGCCCCAGTGTGCTCCGCCTGCCCCACCGCCAGCTACTACTAGAATTTCTACAGTACCAGTAAATGCTGGCGTAAATGTTGCGGAGCCTGCGGTTGTAAATATATGTGTAATGCCACCACTGGTTCTACTTCCACTATTACCAACATATTGAATTAGGTCGCCGCCTGACCCAATAGATCCGTTACTAATACCAGTAATTGGTCGCCATCCTGATCCATCGTAATGTTCGATAGTATTCATAGTACTGTTATAACGAGTCATACCTGCTGTCGGGCTACCTGGTCTGTCTCCGGTAGGGCCAGAAGGTAATGTTAAATTAGTAAACGATGTGGATTGTAGGTTTGCCATTTTTACTTGCTACCTTTAGTTTTTTTCTTACCCTTTAATTGATCGATTTCTGATTGAAGTGTTTTAATACACTCAATTAAATAAGCACTGATCTTAGTATAATGAATACCGTAAGGTTTACCTTTTTCATCTAGTGCTACCAAGTCTGGAGCAAATTTATAAACTTCTTCAGCAATTAAACCAGCTTCGTGTTTTTTATTATCTTTACGATCGTATGTTACACCAGTTAGTTTTAGAATAGCTTCTAATGCGCCATTAATAGGATTAATGTTTTCTTTAAATGCTATACTAGAAGTTTCAACTAGACCAACTGTATATAATGTACCAGCAATACCAACGCCACCGCCAAATAATGCGCCTTGACCAGCTGTAGCAGTAGATCCTTGTGTTGAATTACTTGCTGTAAATATACCGTTAGCTTGTAATGTTGTAAAATAACCGGCAGCTCTTGTAGTGCCGCCAATTGTCATATTATCTAAAGTACCTAATGTGGCAGGAGCCATGGTAACTACACCAGAACCACTTGGGCTAATTGTTACGTTAGCACTAGCTGGACTTAGTGTAACAGTACTGTTGGCACCAAGTGTTGTAAACAAACCAGTACCACGAGTAGTAGCACCAATGCTACTAAAATTACCTGCCGCTGCAGTTGTAACTCCAATTGCCACATTATCTATAGTGCCAGCAACACTGGTTGGAGCGATAGTCAAACCACCGGTTGGACTAATTGTAACTAAAGCCGCTGGGCTTAGTGTAACTGTTGAGCTTGCTGTTAGCGTAGTTGCGGCTACGCCACCGCCGTTGGCCGCTGTAATAACATAACTAGCACCATCTGATGCTAGTGTTAATGCTCCGCCAGCAATAATAGTTTGTGTTGATGCTCCACTAGCTCCTTTGCCAAGGAATGTTCCAGCTGGCGTAGTTAATGTAATTGATCCAGCTGTATTATTAAAGAATGTTTGTGTCGCACCGTAATATACTGTTGGATCCGGAATAGTCACAGCAGATGTTGTACCGGTAAATTCTGTGAACTGGCCGGCGCCTGGAACAGTAATCGGTGAACCTGAGTTACTGCTAATTGACGTTGTCGGTAAGACGGTATTATAACGTGCCATATTTTATCTCTCTTATATTTCTAATTATGATGTTGATGTTTCAATGCCGTATACACAAGCGTTAACTGTAGTAGCTGCACTGCACAGACCTACTACACTATAACCTGCTTGTAGCACAAGACCAGTACGTTCAAATACACCATAACCTACGATTGTAGTTTGCTGTTCAATCCATTCGTTTGCGTTTGGCGAAGTACTACTTGCCAACGCTAATTTAATTGTAACCGCACTTGCACTTGTGTTTGTTAACGAAACGTTAAAAACGCCATAGTAACCGTTTGGTACGGTGTATAGTGTTGTGTTACCAGTTCCTAACTGTATACCAACACTGCCTGTATTTAATCTACCTGTTGCCATTTGTTATTTCTCCAAAAATGTTATCGTTGGCTAAAGAATGCTAGAGCAACAGGTGCTCCGTCAATTCCGCCTGTAAACAGCATCTTACTGCTTACGTATATTTGATTGCCTGACGTATTACTTATCGTATTATTGGCAATATATATCTGTCCCGAAGTAATAGTATTTACGTTCAAACTACTTGAACCTCCACCAATTTGGGCTGTAATATACGCTTTAATCGCTTTCTGCGTAGGTAATACGTTATCGCTGTTAGCTGTAAAATATGGATCTGTACTAAATTGTGTAATAGTAGCAGAACCAACTCCTAAACTAACCGCACCAAGTGTCAAACTCTGTAGACCAGCTAGATTAAACGCACTAGCGTTCAATGTAGCAGTACCAGTTGACTGTTGAACTCCGAACAAATTACCAACGTTAAAGTTACCGTCTTGGTCAGTACTTGTAAAGAATGTTCGTCCTCCGCCTGTGTTCAACTCTTGGTTTGCTTGAATAGCATTAGCCGCAATCACATATGGATAGTTAGTCTGAGTTTGATTACCTGTACCAATGTACAAGAAGTCATGACCAGTTAAACGTACTTGGCTATACTTCAATCTTGTAGTAATTAATGTACCGTTTGTAGGTGCTAACAATGTTGTCATTGTTGGATTAATTTGGAATGTCGCAGTATAATTGCCTGGATTTCCCAATTGATTAGAAATAGATACTAGTTTATACCACTGTGCTGTACCAGTAATGCTAGCAAACTGCACGTTAGCACCCGCACTTGGCATACTATATAGATTGGCTACGTTGACAAAGCTGGCATTTTGATACAGATCACCATAGCCATCGCCTGTTGTTGTAGACGTAGCAGTAGCATTATTTGTACCACGGTTTGTAAATGTTGGGTTAGCTAGTGCGCCATCTCCCATACGTACACGTATACCTGCTGTGGTAACACGATTTGGATCAAATTGTGTTAGAACAGGACCAGCACGATATGTGCCAGCTAGTCCTGAACCAGCTGTTAAAGTAACTGCTATAGTACTTCCAATCGATGCCGCAACACTAAACTGTGTAGTAGTAACTGTTGAACCAATTACATAATATGTTACGTTGGATGTTAAACCATATGCGTCCATGCCTGTAAATTCGACGGGCTGATTATTAGCTAAACTTGTTGACAAGTTGGTTGTATCATCTACTGTAATCAACGCAGTACCAGTTGTTGTAACATTGCCTTTTGGATATCCGCTACCTGGCTCAGTTAAACGGGTTTCAATTAAAATACCGCCAAACGCTTTCAAACGTCCACGAGTTTGTACACCAGTTCGCATACTTGCTGCAGCAGTACCGCTCGAACTACTTACTGCCGCCCAAATTGGTTGTGCTCCAAGCGTATTGCTAATTGGATTGCCTAGTGCGGCACCGCTCCAGTTTGTACTGCTACCTGGCATTACCTGTACAGTCCAATTTATACCGTCGGGGCTAGTAGCGCAAGTTGTACCTTGTCCAGTTGCCACAAACAATCCTTGACCATAACTAATATTTGTCCAAGTTGTACTGCTTGAAAGGATGCTTGTTGTTGTACCAACACAGTTTGGAACCGATGTCCATGCTGTACTTGATGTAGAATTTAAGCCTGTAATAAATTGTAAAGCAATATAACCATTTGTGGCTAACGCAACAAATCTATTGTTACCAAACGCAACGCTTGTCCAATTAGTAGAACTTGGCAGCGCACCCGCATTGTACCAGTTAGCACTACTGTTAGCAGTGTAACTGCTTACGTTACTTGAACCAGTACTTACTGCTACAAATACACCGGCACCGTAAGCTACTGACGAATAGTATGCGCTTCCTGACAAACTTGTAATATTACCTTTGAGTGATAAATTATTTGGTGTGCTTGATGCTAGAGCAACACCTGTACCAGCCGCACCCCCAACTGCTACGAATGTACCGCCACCATACGCAATCCAACGTAAGCTCTGATTAGAAGCATAACTTGTAGAAGTTAGCCATGATCCAGAAATTCCTGTAGGCGACGCATACGCTACTGCGGTAGTTGAACTAGATACAGTAGCGAAGAATGCTCCTGAGTCTGCTATAGTGATGCTTGGCACACTAGTATATCCATAACCTGCTACAGTCAACGTAATAGCACTTATACCATAGTTGGTTAATACAGCGGTTCCTTGAGCTTGCGTAGCAACATAATTTAATGTACATGTACCATTAGCTACACCGTTATAAGTTGCGCTAGTATAGTCAAATGTTGGAGTTACACTAGGACTTGTAATACCACTGCTTGCTACATAATAAATCTTACCAGTGCCAGTTTGGATATAACTACCTAATGTTACACTTGTATTTAAAGCAAACGCTGTTGGATTTAAACCTTGTGGTTGACTAAATGTTGTTGTGATATTTCCAAGAACATAATAGTTTTTACCCCAACTATTCATAGTTACACTTGATACAATACCAGTATTAGCTGTTACTGTTGGCTGACTTGAATATCCAGAACCGTTAATGGTCATAGTTACAGTTTGGATCGCTCCGTTCAATACTGTACAAGTAGCAGTAGCGCCGCTACCATTACCGCCTGTAATTACAATATTTGGGGGAGTGGTATAGTTATACCCACCGTTAATTACTGTAATGCTAACAATTTGAGTTGCTGTTGTTCCAGTACCGATAACCGCTTGTAATACAGCGCCAGATCCACCAAAACCACCAATAACTACAGTTGCTTTGGCTCCTTGACCGCCACCGTATACTACGTTAGTCCATGTAGTTGAACTGCCTAGACCTCCGCCTGCTGTCCATGTGGTACCATTGGTACTATATGCTGTTGTTGCTCCGCCTGTCGGAACAGCAACAAATGATCCGGCACCGTAGGCAACACCAGAGTATGCCGCACTTGGAACTGTTCTAGCCGAAGCTGTATACCCCGGACCACTATAACTAATGCGTGGTTCAATAATGTAACCACTTGTTAAATCTAGTGTATTTTGAATTGTTGTTCCAGGAACAACGTGATCCCAACCTGCAGCAAACACTACACAGCCTGTTGTGCCTGTACTACTTGCTGAACCAGTAGCTGTAATAGTTACAGCAGGACCATTTGGATATGTGCTTACAGAAAAACTAGAACTAGATAAGTTTAACGCTAATACATAGTAAAGTGTTCCAGCATCAATTCCGTTAAAACTGCTGTTGAATGTAATACCCTGTCCGGCTGCTAATGAGTTTGTAGCTGTGATTAAGTTATTAGTTGTGGCTGTTGCTGTAACGGTAACTGTTGCTCCGCCTACTGCTGACAAGCTAGTTACTCCACCCGATGATGAAGTATACACACTAAATTGTGTAGCAGTAAAGTTTGTACTTTGTACATAATACAATGTAGCTGCACTTGTTACACCGCTTGTTACAGCACCAGTTAACCCAGCATAAGTTGAATTTAAGTAAATTGGCATGCCAGCATATAAACTTGCCGTGCTTGCTACGTTGAATACTGTAGTCGAGCTAGATGTGATTAAAATTGGTGTAAAGCTGTTTTTAACCACTTGCGCAACCTTATTACCGTTAGTATATGTAAAAATGTCGGCAGTTTGCCCAACACCTGTACCAGCAAGTAATTGAATACGCATTTGATTATATGCGTTACTTAGTGCGGTATCAGTAGCCGCGATAGTAATATAACCAGTTGCGCCACCTTGACTAGTGTTAGTTGCTGTAACATAACTTGTACCGCCTACGCTTGACTGACTAGTTGTTCCTGTATCAATTAAACGGCCTTCAAAAACTGCTGAATCGCGGAATTCGTCTGCTATTACTGCTGTATTATAGCCTGAACCTGCAACAGTAGTTGTGGTATTTGTATAATTGCTACCTGCGTTAGAATATTCTAAACGTAAAACAGCATTTGTAGCATCAGTTACTGTGTTAGTAATCTGAGCTGGATTATATCTATTGTTCAATACACCGTATATTGGAGTTTCTGTAGTATCCACTCCTTCTGCTACAACTCCATATGTACCATATGAGCTGTTACCGTTAGTAGCACGGATACGAGCACCTAAATCTGCCATATAACCAGCATAGCTATAATAGTTAAACACTGACACAAGTTCTGACAACGAATTAGCGCCAGTTGTGTGCCAGCCTAATCCATCACCAATAATACAAGTATAGTCATTGGCAACCATAGAACGATTTCCGCCAGCGTGTAATGCCCCATCAACACGGGCACCGACTACAGCATAACCGAACATTGTACAGTTTTGTACATAACAGCTTCTTGAGTATACCCATGCATTGCTGTCGTTTGGTCCAAATCCTGGATCTAAACTTGTGTATGCGCCGCCTGTCGGACGTTTTGTACCAAAACTATTTACAGTACTTGGTAAAATACCAGTCAAACCATTCATAGTCATGTTGCGTACACCGCAAGCGTTACGGACTAACCACATGTTAGAACCAGCAGAACCGTTAACAGCATTTAATAATACTTGAGCGGCTCTTAAAGTTCTGTAGTTACCAGTGTACTGTAAGTCGTATATAATGGCATTCAAGTAATATGTAATATCACTGGTTGTACTGTTAGAACCAGTAGCTACATGGTAATATGCTACAGTCATTGTTGGACTTGGAACTGCCGTTAGTGTAACTGCTGTGCCAACTGCGCCAGTATTAGAGTTTGTATAACCTTCAGCTGTTGTAATTGTAAATGATGTTGTGCTTGGCGTTGTTAATACATAATATACTGTATTTGTAGTAATGCCGCCAGCACTTGTTCCTGAGAACATAACTGGATCGTTTACATTTAAGTTATGGTTGGCACTAGTATTGATAACACTTGTAGTAATACTGCTTACTGTTCCGCCAAAATTAGCCGCATAGTAGGCAATAACTTCTGCCGCCAAGAAAGGAATATTAGCACGTAATATTTCAGCACCTTGGATAATACTCTGATTATTGTTATAAGTTGTAGTACCGTTTACTTGCGGTGTTGCATACTGACCTTGATTTAAGTAATTGATAATCAACTGTACACTACCACCTGCTGATGTAGCTTGTGTGCTATAACTTGCTAGTGTTGTGGCTACTAAACTACTTAGATAGTACATACTAGCTGTTGTGGCTACAAGTTCATAACCTTGTACTTGGTAATCTTGTGTACGATTGTAAGCGCGGCCTGCTTGTATACTAGCATAATTACTACCTAATACAGCATCTAACATAGTAGCTAATACAACATTGTTCACATCTCGCTGTGCGTATGTTGTATTATATGCTAATGCCGGATAGTTAGTATTAATATAACTTACAACACTTGATTGATAAGTTGGAATTGCAGCACTTGCTGTAGCATAAGCCGCTAATGATTGACTACTTGCCCAGCCAACATATGGCATGTTAATTGTTTGAACAGCAATTGATAATCCTGTACCAGCAGTAAAGGTTGAATTACCTAATGCTGTACCGTTATAACTTGTAGACAATGTAAATGTAGTTGTTAAAGGAGTACTTACAACATAATAAGGAGTACCTGAACCAATAATGGTGGAAGTCAACCCGTTACTTGAAGTTTGTGGAATAATAATATCGCCAACAACTAATCCGTGTGCGCTACTAGTTGTAAATGTAGTTGTAGTAGTTCCAGCAATAGTTGTAATTGTTGCTGTTGGAGCACCGCTTGTTAAACCGTTTGATACAAAGTTAGTAATCAAAGTCATCAATGAGCCGATTTGTGTAGCATCAAGGCTTGAGCCAACATATCCACTGGTTGTTGGTAGTACTTGTGTAACTGTACCTTGTAATGGACTTCCTACTGCGGTTCCTGTTACAACTGATTGTACTAGTGTACTGACATAACCGATAGTTGCGGCAAATGCTGCCGTGAATCCTGCACTAATTTGTGTTCCATACAATGATGAATAGTATGCCATACCAGCATTTTGACTCGCCCAGTTGCCACCGTACATCATATCATAGTGAATAGCATCTAAGATATAGTTAGTGTCGCGTTGAGTTTTTGCTAAACTGTAATAAGGGCTTAGAGTTAAAGATGTATAGTTGTTGGTAAAATATTTAACGCCTTCAGCAATTAAAAATGCTCTGTTTGATGTTAATAAACTAATTGTACCAGAAATATCAGAGTAAGTTACAACAACAACACCACCAGAACTAACTTGGGTTACGTTAAGGGTAATATCGTTTGTACCACGGCGGCCACCAATGCTGTCGCCGCCAATACGAATTTTACTATTTGTAGTATAACTAGCACCTGCTGTTGTTACAGTAATTTGATAGTTGTAATATCCATTACCATTACTTGCTCTAGTGATAGTAAATGCAGCCGAACCGTTTCCGCCGCCAGTTACACTTAAACCAGTTACACCAGTGTATGTAGCTAACGGTAACCCTGGTTGTGACCAAGTAATACCTAAAGGTGCAGCACCGCCTTGTACATAATTATTTAGGTCGTCAATAGTAGTTTGTATCTGTGCTACTGCGCCGCTTGCGGCAATTTGTTTCATCTTGTAATACATGAAATTAATTGCGCCAAGTGTTGGGGTTAATTCTCCACTGCTTGCGGCACGTAAGTTTGTAGCACTAGTGTTAGCACGATTAAATGCACGAGCGGCTTGGATAGCGTTGAAGTTTGTACCAAATACCATGTCGTATGCTAAGGCGTTGACAATCAAACCAGCATCACGATTAATTAAAGCACTATTAACGAATGTAACTGATTGATAATATTTGCTTACCCATACTGTAGCATCGCTAGCAATGTTGCTTGATAATGCTGAAACTGCTGAATATGCTGTTTGTAGATCGCTACTGGCTCCTCCTGTATATGGAGCTACTGTAGAGTCTGCGGCAGCATTAAGAATCCAGTTAACAACGTTTTGAATACGATCCTGAGCAAATCCTCCAGCGGCAGGTGTGCCTGCCGATCCGCTTGTAAGTTGGGTTATATTGTTACCTGATGTAACACCACCGTTGCTAGCTACTGATAAGCCCTGTGCTACTAAGTTAATAATAGATTTTAAACGTAACAGACCTTGAGTAAATCCAGTAACTTGACCAGATGTAATTTGTAATTGATACAATGAATAATAAGCAGAACCTGCTACTAGACTTTGTGTATTGCCGCCATATGTTAAATCATATAATAAGCTGTCTAAAATATAACGAATATCTCTTTCACCCAATGCTGGAAGAGTAATACTATAATTGTTAGTAATATACTGTAGAGTATCCTTAATCAAGAAAGCATAGTTTTGTTGAATTTGAGCCAACGCACTACCATACCCAGTTGTGACACCCGTTGCGTTGCTACCAGTTGTAGTAGCATAAGCAGTATTTGTCAAACTACTAGTATTATAACCAGTTGGTTGAGGCATTACAATCACTGGCTCATTGACTAATCCGCTGGCTACTGATTTATATAGTATAGTAAAACTAGATTGTAAATTAGTAATAGCTGTTGCACTACCGGTAGACCCTGCTGGTAATGTTTTAACTTGTGTTGCTGTATTTCCGCTAGTAGGAGTAATAGTTGTATTACTCATTAAGTTAGGAATTAACCCTTTAATCCATGTCATTGCCGATACAGTTTTTGGAACAACCGTAGCCAATTGTGGATCAGCTGCATATGGTTGTACTACTGTGCTACGTAGTTCATCTCCAACTAGTGCTGTATAACTTGGCACATTGATTGGAAGAATTTCGTTGTATGTACCAGTCTTGATACTAATAGTAGTATTAGGAGTGATTGCTGTTGGACTGCCGACGTTAGTGCCATTGGTCAACGCTGTAGTAATATATCCAACTAGTGTTGATACTTTAGTAGTAACTCCAGATTCAGCAGTATAGTTAGTATTAATTTGTTGTATTGCTCTTGAACCAGATGAAATACCATTCAATGCTTGATAATTATTAGTAGGAGCTACGTTGCCCAACACTGCTGGTACTAGCACATTAGCCAAATAATTTTCACTAGCTACAAATGGTTTAATGTCGTATGCGTTAACTCCTGATATCAAAGTTCCACCACTAAAGAAACTATTTAAATTAGTGATAGTTTGATATGTTCCACCACGCGAAACGTCAAATATCAAACCCTGAATAATTAAACCAGCATCGCGCTCTGTTTTACTTGCGCTATAAACATAAGTTCCAACGTTTGCGCCACCAGTACCTACTGTAAATAATGTAGGACTGCCTTGCGTAGCAAGAGCATAACTTGTAGCAACGGTAAATGTTGTTGAGCTTGGGATAGTTGCTACCCAGTATGTTGTACCCGCATAGATTGAGCCAGTACTATTAGCAAAACTAATTGGCATACCTTGATATAAGTTGGTAGTAGTAGTTTGCGCAGAAGTGCTTGAACCGCCAACAGTAATAACAGTAGTTGCCGTGCCTGTTACGTTAACACTATATTGATTTTGAACATAGTTGTTTGTTTCTTTCATCATGAACTGCTTGTTCATGGTCATTAACATTTTAGCGTTTGTATTTAAATAGCCATCTTCAACTTGTTGGCAAGCATAACGAATACTTGCCCAAGGTTTGTCAATAGTAGTGCCTTGGCCGTTTGTAATTACATCAGCACCGGTTGATGCTACGAATACGATATTATTAATTTGTCCATAATACTGCCAAGCTGGAACATTATTATTAACACGTAGTATTTGGCCGTCTGTACCAATTGGCAAACGTGTTGGACCGTTAGATCCATAATAGAACATGTCGCCCTGTGTGGTTAACACGGCTTGCTCAGTTCCTGATGCTAATAAATTCCAATATGTAGCAGTTGTATCGTTGTCTGGTCTGTTACCGGTTACTGCAACGTGCGCAAGTGTACAGATATAACTACTTACGCCCCATAATACAACGTCACCGATAACATACGTGACACCAGTTCCCCATGTGCTACTGATACCATTAGTAGTTACTGCGGTAACTCCACCTGAGTTTACACTACTAACTGTTAATATTAAATCATTAGCTGGGCTTAATCCGCCTAATGCTGAGCCTAAAATCTTAATAGTATCATTGAGACTGTATCCAGAACCAGCTGTAGTCCTTGTTGCGGTATAAACTGTATTTTTTGCCACAATGGTAAATGCGGCGTTAATACCTGTTCCTACAATATTTGTACCTGTTACACCGGTGTATGTTCCTTGCGTAGGATTCCATTTTATACCAGAGTTTAATTGACTCCAGTATGTTGTGTATGGAGGTTTTGGACTAGCTGTTAAAGTCAAACTTAGGCCTGTAGTTGTTCCTACAGTATACTGACTGCCACCAATAGCTGTACTTAATACAATAGTTGTTGAATTTAATACTAATGAAACATAGTATGTTGCTGTAGTTGAAAGTAAACTAGCACCAACGCTACCCGCAAAAGATACTGGAATATTTACTGGTAAATTAGTTGTAGAACTTACTGTAACTGTATTTGATACAGCGGTTAAATTTATATTTGCGTATCCGCCAAAAGGTGCGCCGGTAACGGTTTGACTAAGAATAAAGTTTGGACTTGTTCCAGAAACAATATATGTTCCTGTTGGCATATTGCTACCAGAAAGTACAGATCCTACTGTAGGTACTGTTCCGCTTATATAAGTTAATGAGGTATTTTGAAAAGTACCTACAAAGCTAACTGTTGTATTTGTTGTTGCTGTAGCAGATACAGATACTGGTCCATTATCGGCTATTGCTAGATATGTGTAACCGTCATTACGTACTACGCTTCCAATTTTATAACTAGTTGCGCTTGTCCAGTCGCCTTGGAAACTAAATCCGGTTGTAAATGGTTGCCAGTATCCTGTTGCTGTACTTGGAACTTGATTAATACCATTTTGAATAGCAGTATAAGTATAGCCGCCATAAGTTACTGTATCGCCAACAATATAGTTAGATGCCGAACTCCATGAATTTTGGAATTCAAAACCGTTTACAAAAACACTAAATTTTGAAGCATCTAATGTTGTTCCAGAACTAGTATGTTGTGTTGTACAAATCCACAAGTCGGCACCATAAGTAACCACATCGTTTACGCGATAGCGTGTAGCAGTTGCCCAAGTATTTTGATAAATGATACCAGCATTAAAAGTATCCCAATTGCCTTGATTGTTTTCAAGACCTAAGGCAGTTGTTGATGCCGACACATGAGCGGCATTACACAAATATGTATAGCCGCCATATGTAACTAAATCACGAGCTTTATATCGGGTATTAGCGGTCCAGCCACCAGATATCCAATTAATATTCTGAGCAAATGCTACCCAGTTGCTTTGATCTTTTTCAAGACCTAGCTGGCTTGTACCAGAAACTGTGCCTAATGTTCCAGCAGTATATGTTCCAGTTAACGCAAATGTTACTTGTGTTGTAGAACAACTTACAACTGTAAATGTTGTATTAACAGTATTAACTGTACCACTAGTACTAGTTGGACTAAACCCAGCTAGTGTGATTGTTGATCCGACCAAAAATGGTTGAACTACTTGTGTGTTATAAGTTAGGGTAGCTGTGCCTGTTGATACAGTAAACGCTGTGGCTGTTAATGTAGCGGTAGAACTAGCACTAGTATGAGGTGTTGTACATTGATAAACAATGCCTCCATATTGTACTTGATCGCCTAGTTGATAATAAGTTGCGTTTGCCCAAGCTCCAGTCCAACGACTACCGTCTGCCACCAAATTCCAATAAGGAGTTATATTGTTTAAATCTGTAGCAAATAAACTTGAACTAGTATTGCTTATTACACAAATATAAGTTTTACCGCCTACTGTTACTACGTCGTCAACTACATACGATGTGCTTGGTGCCCATGTACCTTGATACACAAACTTAATTCTACCTAGTTTAAATTCAGCCATTTTATTTTATTCCTCTGATAATATTTATCTCAATTACATATTTAGGTTTTAGTTAGTACCAAAACCTGTTCGACCGGTTCTATGAGTTGAACCTCTCATAAAGAAATCTAAAGCTGCCATATTTCCGTCGACACCTGCTCCAGTTATATAGACTTTATTAACCATTTTTACCACTGATCCGCTAGTTCCGTTAGCTATTGTAGATCTTATAAAATTGGCGCCGCCCACTACAATAGTACCCGCAGTTAATTGTCCAGTGAATGTATTAGAACCGCCCTGACTTAAACGGCTTGTCAGGTATGATTTAATAGCTTTTTGTGTTGGCAATACCGCATCGCTGTTAGCGGTGAATGTAGTATCAGTACTAAACAGTGTAACTACTACACTACTACCACCAACGCTAATACCACCCAAACTCAAACTGTTTAATCCACTTAGTCCAAATTGGCTAGCACTTAGCGTAACAATACCAGTAGCCTGTTGAACTCCAAATAATCCACCAACTTTGAAGTTACCGTCTTGGTCTGTACTTGTATAAAATACGCGGCCAAAGTTAGTTTCAACAGTTTGGTTACTTGGGACACTAGAGTATCCGGCATCTGGGTAACCTGGATAATTGCTAGTATCCTGGTCTCCATAACCAATGTTTAAGAAGTCATGATTGGTTAATCGTGCTTGACTATACTTACTACGAATACTTACTACTGTACCGTTTGCTGTAGAATTAGCAACACTTACACTAGGACTAACACTTACATTAGCTTCTAACAACGGAACTGCTGTGTTGAATACGCTGTAAGCACTTGTTACTTTATATACTTGACTTACTCCAGCAATAGTCAAGTTATCTCCAGGACTTGGTAATCTAGTCAAGTTGTTTAATACAATAGTTAAACCTGTTTGATATGTGTCAGCAAATCCGTTACCAGTAATAACAACCTGTGTACTTGCTGTAGTATATCCCACACCTCTATTATAGAAAGTCGGACTACTTAACACACCGTTGCTTGTTCTTGGATTTACTAAAGCTAATGTTGTAACGTTTGGGTCAACAAAACTAGCAGTAGGAACTACTGGGGTTCCGTTTGTGATATATCCTGATCCGGATTCCCATTGATTAATATAGTTAATAACTCCAGAATTTACAGTTGCTCGTCCTTTTGTTATACAGCCTGCGTTAATTGTGCTACCAGTTGATTGACCTGCTAGTGTCACAAACAAACCATTATATAACACACCGGTATAGCCAAAACAAACAGCACTATATCCATCATTTGTTACTGCTTGTTGTATCCATTGTATACCGTCTTCGCTTGTATATGCGGTTGTTGATGTATTGTTCAACGCTAAGAACACACCTTGACCGTATGTAACTGAAGTTGCAGCAATAGCAATGGTACTACTATACCAAGTTTTACCATCAAAAGTATAACAAGTTAACCCAGATAAACTAGACACAGCCACAAATATACCTTGACCGTATGCTATGCTTGTCCAGCGACCTGCTGGCATAGTACTTGCGGTCCACGTAGTTCCGTTTGTACTGTATGCAGCAGTTGTACTTGTAGCGGCATAAAAATTATAATTTTGAGAACCTTGTACAGTAAAATTATTACTTACAGTAATAGTGCTAGTTCCTGAATTTACATTAGTTACAGTAGTTCCGCTAGCTAACCCAGATCCAGTTATTATTTGTCCGGTAACAATTCCAGTTGTACTAGCTACCGTAAATGTATTAGTAGTACTGCTGCCGCCGCCAGTTAGGGCTTGTGTAACTAAAATTGGGCCCGTGCTAGATACGGCAACAAATAAGTTATTACCATATGTTATACTTGACCAATTATTAGAACCGTCTGAATTTGTTATTGTAGTGCTTAAATTTGTACCTTCAAAATGTAACAATGCTAATGTATACGAATCACTTAATAGAGGTATCGTAGTTGGTGTAAATGTTGAAACATATTTTCCAACACCTTTTACAATTCTCACTTCATCCATGTATCCAGTAAAGTAAGAAGATCCTGCTGGGTTAGCCCCTAATGTTATTGGGCCTTGTATATAATTATTATTATCAGTATATGCGCTACCAGATGAAGCACCATTAACCCACATTGTTGTTGAACCACTAGTTCTCGACACCGCAATATGTGTCCATGTATTCAATGCTACTGCGGCAGAACCGGTAATAACAGTAGAACCGTTAACTTGTAATATTGGAACATACGTTGTATTTAGATATAATGTAGGAACAACTGCGGCTGAACCAGTAGTTCTAAAGTCTATAAGTATTTGGTTAACTCCTGCATTACCAGATCTATAAAACCATCCTTCTAATGTAAAATCGCCAGTACCAAGTACATAGTCTGTGTTTGACGCAGATTGAATATAAGTGTTAGCAGTACCGTCTAGGTATAACGAACTTGAACCAATCTTATACTGTGTGGTACTTATTTTAGCATTACCAAATGCGGTAAATGTATGAGTACTTGGGAAATAAGATGACGACCATGTAACCCCGTAGTCATTACTATAAGCTACACTATTTCCAGAATTTGCTATAGCAACAAATGTTCCGTTACCGTAAACTAAATTGCTCCAAGTAGTAGCACTTGGTAATGTATAACTTCTCCATCCTAATCCGTTTGATTTACTGACCGCCACCGTACTATTTCCGCTGCCGCCAGAACTAATAATTACCCAATAGCCATTGCCGTAAGCAACACCTGACCAGGATTTGCTAGAAGGTAACGATAATGATGACCAATTTGTACCGTCTGTAGAATAAGCACCAAGAGTATTAGAACTTGGAATTGCCACAAATATACCGTTACCCCATGTAACAGCCGACCAACTAGTTCCAGCTCCTAAACTTATTGTTGTTTGTGCTACATTTTGTCCAAATGGTGGAGATGAGTAAATTGTTCGAGGTTCGATATAGTAAACGCTGGTGTTGTCTAGTACTGAAACAATAGGAGTTCCAGGGTTGATGTGATCCCAACCAACAGCTGCAACGTTCATAGATCCTGTTTTAGTCACTAGACTGATTGGGCTAGCACTTGTAGATGTTCCGGATACAGTCCCAGTACTTAACGATACTGCAAATGTTGATGTGCTAGGTATAGACTGAACGTAATAAGTTTGACCTAATATAACTCCAGTACCACCAAACAATGAAGTTGAGAAAGTACCATTCATTGCTCCAATACCTAAAGATAGCGAAGTCTTAGTTTGTGTACTAGTACCAATCATTGTACCGCTGCCATCGGCATTTAATGCCAAGGCCGCTGGGCAAGTTTTTAATATCATAGAACCAGTAGCACCATTTAAGTTAACGTTAGGACCGCCCGGTGATTGGCTAATTGTAAATGTTGTACTACTTTGAACTGTTGAAATATAATAAAATGTTTCTGTCTTTATATATTGGTCAAAACTTGTTCCAACAAATTTAATTGGTTGATTAATTTGAAACAAACTAGTATCCGAACAAGTAATTAGGTTACTAATAGCAGTTGTTTGTGTAACTGTTTGCGTGATTAAACTTGATGCGATAGTAAAAGTACTTGAATTAATAATATTACTAATATAGTATTTTTGACTATCGGTGATAGCACTATCGATTACACTGGTAAACAATATTGGTGCTAATAATACCAAGGAACTAGTATTTGTTGATACCGTTAATGTTGGCACATTAGCCAAATATTGAGGAGCACTAGTCCCCCAATAGTTGTTAGCAAGTCCTGAACTAGTTCCTGCAGCAGTCGATGTGACACTAACTGATACTAAATTATTAGAAATAGTAAAATTAGTGCTATCAATAACATCCAGAATATAATAAACTGTACCAACACTTAGTCCTCCTAATGCAGTTCCAGTAAATTGTATTGGATAGTTTACCACCATGTTAGTAGTACTTCCTTGTAAGTAACTATTATTTGATGGAAAATTAATAGTCATACTCTGACCAGGTCCAGCAGTTACATTGGACAGTTGCCAAATATTTCCGTATAATTGATTAGTGATTTGAATAGTTGTACTATCAATAATAGCATAGATATAATAGTAATATCCCGTTGTGACAGTACTAAAAACTCCTGAACCAGCCGACGAAAATGTTAATGGCATATTAACATACATACCTAATGTACTACCTACTGTTAATGTATTAACAGTTCCGCCAATAGTAGCAGTACACGTAGTTTGTGCCAAACCTGTAGATGTTATACTTGTAGTATAATATGTAGGAATAAACTGCACTGCTTGATTTAAATATAATGTATTGGTATTAGCAGTGCCTAAAGTAAAATATCCTGTACCTGAATTTGTACTAGTTATTCGAAGGCTACTAAAAGATTCTTTTAATACATAAGCAAACTTACTAGTGCCGCCAGTAGTTCGACTATCAAAATAACTAATATATCCATACTGGCCAGCACCAGTTCCACTATTTATAAACAGTCGCATACCAGTATAGTTACCGTTGGTGTTGGTGTCTGATTGCGACAATTGAATATATTGATTACTGCCAGATTGTGCGTTATTACTAGCTGTTAGATAGCCAGCGCCGCCAGTAACTCCATTTGAATCTGTAGCGATACGTGTGTTAAACACACTATTACTTCTGATTTCGTCAGCGATAGTTACAACGCCAACTCCAGCTCCTGAAATATTAAAGTTAGCATAGGCAGAATATTTTGAATTTCCTGTAACTTCTTGATAAAAACTAGGACTCCAAGAACCTTGGTATGATAGACTTAAACCATAAATTGAGCTATTTCCAAACCCTGATGTAAATGCTGGAGGAACTGCAGTAGATGTACCGGTACTAGTAACTCGATAAACATTATTACCGTTATACAAATATTGACCTATAATCGAATACGCAGTTGAAGCTGACCACTGTGACATAGACGACACTACAGGAACTCCTGATAGTTCTACTTGAGAAGCGTACACATAGGTATATTGACTTGCTAGGCCAGTATAGCCTCTTGGATAGAATCTAAATTGAAGTTGAGTATTTAAACCCGTGGTATCATTTACAGCAAACCATAATCTATACCATCCAGCATTTGCAGCTGTTGTAGAGGTTTGTAAATTTATAGCGCCATATCTTACTGGAGTATAACCACCACTAGCACTACTTGGTGTAACAACTCCCGTTAAGAAATTATAATTTATACTACTAGTTACTGTTCCGCTAGCGCCACCTGAAAAAATTGCGTACAAATCAACACTTGGGCTAGTTCCTTGTTTAATTTCTATGCTACAAGTATAGCTAAGATTACTACCTGCTGGAACCACGTTTCCAGATGTGCCAGGCGTTGGTACACTAATGGACTGAATACCATTACCAGTCAACCCAGTTACATTAATAACACAATTATTAACATTATCAACTCCGCCTAATTGGCTGCCTGGAATATATAACTGGCTTCCTGAACCGGCAGAATAAACCGCATAACCACTGCCCGGATTTAGAACTGTTACAGCATATCCTGTACTAGTTACTGTAACGTTAAATGTTGCGTTAAGACCAGTACCGCTAATATTTAAAGCACTTAGCCCTGTATAAGTTGTGCCAGCAGATGGTATACTAATATTCTGATATAAATAACTTCCATCAGTTCCGCTAGTGCCACCAGTTAACGTCCAACCTTCGGTTAAACCAGTTGGTGCTACTGTTACTTTTCTAAACGACACATTGCCATCGCTAGACCAACTTGCTCCAAGAAAGTTATTGCTAAAATTCAACATATTTGTTGTGCTAGTAAAATAATTACTGCCAGCATTAGTATAATCTAATCTTAACAACTGACTATTTGTGCCGTATGCTTGTTGTACAGTAGCTTGAACTTGACTAGACTGGTTGAAAATAATACCAGTAGCAGGTGTCTCAGTTGCATCGTATCCTGTGGCAATAACACCATATGTACCGTATGAGCTGTTACCGTTTGTTGCACGAATACGGCCACCAGCATCTGCCATATATCCACTATAGCCGTAGTACGAGAATACCGATACCGCTTCAGTTAATGCGCTAGGGCCGGTACACCAGATACCAATTCCGTCATTGACGATGTGAGTAAAGTCATTACATACAATAGATTTATTACCACCATTGTGCAATGTACCATCAATTTTCAATGCCGTGCATCCATTACCAAATGCGGTAACGTTTTGTACATAAGGACTGCGTCGGAAAATCCATGCAGTAGTATCGTTTGGTCCGTTACCTGGATCTAAACAAGCAAAACTGCCACCTGATGGACGCTGGATTGTATAAAGATCTGGAGCGCCTAACGTTCCTAATAAGCCAGTTAAGGTCATATTTCTTAAACCAGTGCCATTTCGTAAACGGAACATATCTTTTAAACAATCGCCCGCATAAAAATTCATTGAAACTGTTGTATTAGGTGTAGTTAATGTAATTGGTATACCAGTTTGTGTTAGTTGTATATTAGATGCGTTAGCTGTAGCAGGCGCACTTATTGTTATACTATATGTACTAGTTAAAGCAGTAGCAGTAATAGTAAGAATAGTAGCACCACTTGGGATTCCAGAACCCGATATACCGGCACCTACTACTAAATTTGAATAGTTACTAACAAAATTAATAGTAGTACTATTAGAAGTAGTAGTACCTATGAATGAAAATGTTGGAGCATTTACTATTCCAAAACTTGTACTAGTTATAGTAGATCCAGCAACATAATATGTTTGACCAGCAGTTACTCCGCCCATTGCCGAATATATAAAAGTTGTAGATATAGTAGGATCAACAAACTGTACCGGCATTTGATCAGTTAATCCAACTGTTGACGATACAGTAAATGTATTAGTTGGGGAAGGATTAATTGCTGTAACTGTGCCAGTAATACTTACTGCCGGTTGAACTACAACTCCGCGCAATTCGTCTCCAACTATAGCACAATTTTCTGGAACATATATAGGTAAAGATTCAGAATACGTTCCTGTTTTAACAAAAATATTAGCTGTGGTTCCGTTATTTGACTGTGGAACTTGGCTGGTACTTTGTGTACTTAATGCTGTAGTAAGTATGTTTAATAATACTGCCGCAGAAGCTGCAGCACCTGTTTCGGATGCTAATACATTACTAGTTTGATTAATTACTACAGAATTTCCATTTAAAGTTTGATAACTTTGTGTTGTTGGTTGATTTGGAATAACATTTGTTGTTATTAGAGTTGACAAAAATTGTAAACTAGATACAAAATAACTTATTTCGGTAAGTATTGCGCTATCAAAAAGAGTACCATTGCTACCAAAGGCAAAATAAGCCAACGTTGCAGCTACAGTTTGACTATTGCCGCCGCGAGATAAATCGTATACCACTGCATCGATTACGTACCCTGCATCTCTAAATGTTTTAGTTTCGTCGAATATAGAAGCTGGAGTATAACCGTTGGTGCTTTGTGACATATTGTATGTCATCCAGTTCCACATTTCGGTAATTAACCACATTTTATTTTGTTTTAATGAGGCAACTGCATTAGGATAGTTAGTACCTGCTCCTACAATTTGTGTAGCATACTGGATTGATTTCCAAGGCTGATCCCATGTTTTTCCGTATGTTAAAATATCTTGTCCCGTAGAGCTACAAACATAGTATACAGCAGGCACAATGTTCATAGTGCTCCATGTTGGATTCTTACTAACAGCTTTTAACATATAGCTCTGTGTGCCAATTGGAATTGCTGCATATCCAGGACCTGTTGTATATGTTTCAATATCTCCTAAGGCATTTAACGCATTTTTCCTAGCGTGAGGAACATAAAAAATCCAATAGGTATTATTTGTATCTAAGTCAGGTCTGTTGCCAGATGTTGCTACATGATTTTGTACACAAACGTATGTTCCGTTTTGCCACACAGCAATATCACCAATTACATAATTTGTACTGTTGACCCACTTGCTAGTCCAAGAAGTTCCTGGAATTAACAAGGTCCAAAATGTGTAATTTACACCGACAAATGATAAAGATGCTCCGTCAGAGATAGCACCATCTGGGCCGACACTAACAACTAATGTATGATTGTTAGTAACACTTACTACTGCTTGGCCTGCAGTGAACGCAGGATTAATAATATTCATGCCAACACTAATACCATTAGTACTATTAACTATTAACGTTGTTCCTGAACTGCCGCTAGCAGTATAAGTTGTTGACACAGAATAAGCTGCAGGATCTTGATTGCTGTTGTCTGCTATTGCTTCATAAAGCTGTCCGTGGCGTCGAACTACAGATCCTACTTTATACGTTCCAGATACACTCCAGTCATTTGAAAAATTATAACCTTGTGCTAGTAATGTCCAATCGGTACTATCGGTACTAGGAACATTAGTAGTATTGTTAACAGTATTGCTAATATAAGTATACCCACCATATACTACAACATCTCCAGGTTGATAAATTGTAACATTGGTCCATGTGCCTTGATATTCTTTACCAGGAAACCATAATGTCCAGTTGGTTGGAATGAATGTAATATCAGAATTATAAGCTGAACAAATATATAAATCAGCGTTTAATTTAACAACATCACGAACTTTGTAACGTGTACTAGATGCCCATATGCCTTTGTATTCAATACCTTGATCAACAATAGTCCAACTTGACTGATTGTTTTCTAAACCTAATAAGGTTGTTGCAGCACTTGTATGGTTGGCAATACATTTATAAATGATGCCTCCATATTTGACTACATCATTTTTTCCGTAGGCAGTGCTAGTAGTCCAACCGGTATGCCATGCTGTAAATTCTGTATACTCAGTCCACTTGACCGCATCCGAGGCAAAGGTTGTGCTAGTATGTGCTGTGTTGCAATAATAAACAATACCGCCAAATATAACTATATGATTTAAACCATATGAGTGTCCAGTAGTCCAGTTGCCGGCCCAAGTTTTTCCGTCTGTTACTTTTTGCCAAACTGGATATGGAACAGCATACAAATCAGTATAAAAGTTTGAGTTAGCCACACTTGGTACTAAACAAGCGTATGCTGTTCCATCGTTAAGAACTACGTCGTCGCGAGCGTAAGTTGTGCCAGATACCCATGTACCTTTCCAGTTAAAACGCAATCTGCCAATTTTAAATTCTGCTGCCATGTCTAAATTCCTTGTATTCTATTACTTATCTTATTATATTGCGCTAACTATTTGAGCCTGCGAATAGTTATAAACTTGATTAATTCTAACAACTAGTTGTCCAGTAGCACTATCAAGGTAATAATAACAATTTTTATTATCCCAACGATATTGGTCAAATACTAGATTAGGATAAGGACGACTATGATCTGTTGCTAGTCTTCCGTCAAAAAAGTCCACACCGTATTCAAAATTTTCAAAATTTCCAGCATTTGGTCCTGGAACATTAATTGATATACTAGCTGAGGAACTTAATTGGTCAACTTTATAAAAATAAAGTGTGCCATCATCGGCACGTTGTAATCCGTAGAAATATCTAGGGTTACCATCGCCTAATAAATCATTTAAACTGTATTCATTACCAACATAATATGTCATGATTGTTATCCTTAACTAATTTCAACGTAGCTCATTACCAAATCTAAACTACTAGATTGATTGGAGGTAATAATAACATTTGTACTAGGTCCTAATACTAACCGCTCGCCTCCATTAATAACTCTAGCACTAGTATTAGGCGGTATTACAATATTTTGAATATAATAGGCACTAGTACTAGCTATAGTATCTTGAATTTGTATACTACCCAACAACACATTTGCTGTTGTATTTGTCAAACTAAGTCCAATGACTGTAGTTTTTGCGCTGGCATTTGTGGTTAGAACAGTGGTAGGGCTTGATCCTATCCCTGAACTTAAAACATTTTTAAAAGCGGTTGTCATTTCTATTATCCTATCATTAGTGCGGCTTCAATTCCAATATCAGTAGCATCGCTAAAAGTTACACCAATACTTGTTCCTGCTACGCTAGTCCAATTTACTCCATTAAATACTTCCATTTCTTGTAATTCAGTATTATATCTCATCATTCCAGTTTCGGTATAAGACAATACTGGTCGATTTTCGCTAGTTCCTACCGGTACAACAATACCATATGTGCCTGGAAATTTGGCATATCCGGTGCCAGTTTCTACAAAAGTAGTTACAGCGTTGGGTACAATATTGGTAATACTATTACCAACAAAGCGTAAATTTCCTACTACTACACCGCCTGTGCCTGAAGTTGAGAGATTTATATCCGTATTTGACGAAATTGTACTAATTGTATTATTACTTATCTCTAATTGGCTGGAATAAAAATTACTAGTGTTTACTGTGGTAGCATTTACTGTGGTAGCGTTTACTGTGTTAGTGTATACATTATTCCATTGTAAAATACTCGATCCTAAATCATATTGATTTGTAACATTTGGAATAATATTACTGTTAATTTCCCCGTCAAATGCAACGGTGTCAGTAGGGGCGTTTCCTAAGGTAATATTTCCGTCTGCTGTAATATTTCCGGTAGCGTGTAAATTACCATTCACTAGTGTGTTAGCGTTTAAATTTACTGTTCCGCTGCCGCTTGGGCTGATATTAATGTTAGTATTTGTACCAACTGAGCTAATATTATTGGTGTTAATTTGTAGCTGACCAACACTAATAGTACCTTGATAAACAACGCCATTAGCACCATTTGGTATCAAAGTAATCGTTGAATTTGAGCTGGAAATCGTGCTGTTGCTGATTGTTATTTCAGCAATAGTTGTTGAATTTGTTACTTGAAGATTGGTAGTACGGGTAGTGCTGTTAACATCTAGGTCGTATTGTGGCGTTGCTGTATTGACACCGATCCGGCTGTTTACAACATCCAAGTAAAGTAAGCTCGTCTCAAAGGATAAATTAACCCCATTGCGAAGGAGGTTGTCCTTTAAGAGCGGACCCGAAATTCGACCAACAGCCATTTACGCTCCCGTATACCCCGTGTTTCACGGTTAACCTAGTTTGGGATCGCTCCCGCATCCTTTCGGCTCTTTGTCGGTTTACCACAGTTGAATATCGTAGAACTTTGGTCAAGCTCTACAGTAATAGTATTTATCGGTTCGGGTTATAAACCTAGTACAAGGGCCCAAATTCCGGTTATATCGTTTACCTCACTATTAGATATAACCGAATTTGTTCCTCTAATCGGGATCCACCCAAGGGTAGCATCGTATACTTCGGGATAACCAGTATCGCTATTAAATCTAGTTGTACCAACTTCGGGTGTATTAGGTCTGTCACCGGTATTTCCTGTAGGAATTACAACACCATTTACTCCGGAAAATTTAACATACCCATTGCCCGTTGTCGATAGTATCAAAGGCGAGTCGCTTAAATTTTCTATATCAGATCCTACCAATTGTGTAGTACTATTATTGAATTTTATTAATCCTGTCCCTGAAGCAATTAGTATAAAATCAGAAGAACTAACACTATTAAAGATATTGTTTTGCGTAACACTAACTCCGCCTGCTGTTAAAGTTGTAGAATTTATAATAGGTACATCTAGAGTTGATACGTTAATATTGTTAGTGTAAACAGTTTTCCATTGTAGGGATACAGACCCTAAATCATCTGTTATATTAGCACTAGGTATGATATTACTATCGACTTCAGCCGCAAAAGTTATAATATCTGTTGGGGCATTTCCTAGGGTGATATTTCCATCCCAAGTAATATTGCCAGTAGCGTGTAAATTTCCTGTAACTAAAACATTCCCATTTATTTGATTAGACCCACCTGATGTTGGTACATAATCCACACTAGTAATAATTAACGGCCATATATTGTTAGATGTTTTTGACAATACATTGTTAATAATAGGAATTATAATATATCCGTATCCGGCATCAATTCCAGCATTAGCGATTGGAAAAATACTCCCGTCATTAAATTTTATAGTAGCTGAATTGTTTAACCAAGATTCATTTATTAGTAAATCCGACGATGTAAACATCTGCGAAAAGATTACATAATTGTTTCCTGGACCAGCATAAAACGGTATAGATTTATTTCCGGCGGCATCTTGCTGTAGCACTATTTGATGGCCAGTTAACGGTATAATAACTGGATTAATATTAACATCTGTATTGGATGTTGTGGCGCCGATAGTATTAGAACTGAAATTCAAATTGTCAGTTGCCAGTACATTTTGAATACCAATAACAGGATTATTAGACTGATCAGGGACAATGTTAATTACATCAACAAAGTTTTGAATCTGACTGTTTGTAATTTCAAAATTAGATCCAAGATCTGCTGTAGTAGTAACTAGTAAATTTGTAGTATTTGTAGTGCCGTTTACTAGCAAATCTCTAGTAGGAGCACTGGTATTAATGCCTATGCGATTATTAACAACATCAAAATATAATAGTTGTGTTTCAAAAGCGAGATTAACACCGTTACGCTTTAAATTATCTGCTAGTAACGGGCCGCTTATTCTACCTAGTTCTCGCCCCATAGTAGTAGCTTACCTTTATTGGTCAAAGCCAATTAGTGCTGTGACTGTTTTTCCGTATGGAACTGGACTACTAAAGTACAAATAGTATCCCGATCCACTTCTGCTACCTTCTGTAATTGTCAACGTTGTGCCGTTTGGAATAGTACCAGTAATGGTTGGTTTGCTGATTACAATACTTGTCAAAGCATCTGTATTAGGATCTGTTGTGTAAGAAATAATAGTTGTTGAACTTTGTAAATATACGCTTCCAGTCACGGTAGCACCAGTTATATTAACTGCTGGATAGATAGTGATTCCGCTTGTGCCAGTTGTGGCATCAAAGTTAATAGTAGTCGAGCCGCTAGTTACAGCACCGTTAGTATGCCCTGTGTATGTTTCGTTGGCAATCGTTGGATTTTGTACAATAGTATAGTTTGTACCACTAATTTGTATAACATTCTCGACAATTACTAGAATATTCTGGCCGCCCCATGTTGCTCCGCTTTGTACTGTAGTAGGAGGCGCAGGGTTTAATGGTCCAAAATAAACTGTACTAGCATCACCGGCGCCAAGATTTTGTTGCGTAATACCTGTGGATTCTTTGAAACGTAAA